TGTGAGTAGTCCCTGGTCCCCTGGCTTCGCTGCCCCTGCCGCCCCCGGTCCTTGGTCCGTAGACCACACCTTTTTGGTCCGAAAGGATTTTAAAAAAGATGGCTAAGCGAAGGAGGTACAAACAGTGGACCGGTGAATGTAAACACCATGTGAGCGTTGCGCTTCCTAGGGTTGACGTGCTGCAGCCAGGCGATCGTCTGTAGCTGCTCTGGGGTGAGCTTCATCGTTTGCCCCTGCTGTAGGGTATCCCTTGATACCTGGGTACCTATTTTTGGTCTGGATGGATTTTTGTAAAAAATCCCTCTTTTTAAGAACTCAGCGAATGAAGCTCAGCCAGTTTAATACGGTACTGCGCGTTAAGCCTGTTCCTGCACAGGTTGTTCAACCATTTGACCGCCTTGGCAAATGTTTTGGTAGGTACCAGAAAATCAACCAGCCTCTGAGTATGGATGAACATCGTGTCGATGATCTCATCACCACTGTACACCAACACAGCCGTGATGGAATCAGCAAGGCTCGGATCAAGCTTCATCTCTGAATACACAATGAGGTTACACCATGTAGATCGACTGCTTGTGATCACCTTCTTCACCTCCACCTTGACCCCATCCACTATACAGTCCCAATACCTGCTTGAATCCCTGGTGAACCCAAGGTCCATGCACAATGCTGTGTCATAGTTGCGCGAGTTTTTCACCCACCCGCCCCTCATCTTCTGAGCGAATGCAGCCTTGACCTTGTCCATGGTTTGATAATGCGATTGATGTTCGATGGTCGTTACAGGACATCCTTTTGGTCCGGGGGATTTTTGTAAAAAAATCCCGTTTTAAGAAGGCCATACATAAGCTGGATACTCTTCTTGGCTTGCCTTGAAGTGATAGTGACTAGGCTGCTTTCGGTTCAGACTAGCTTGATGAGACATGTGCACATCCTTGTTGCCCCACCATCTCGGTGGACATGGCTTGGAACAGTGCGGCAGGTGCTTCATGTTGTTCACGTATCCTCTTAAGATCCATTCATCTATGCATGCGTTGTGATACAGGGCCAGGTAACACTCGTGACCCCGCCACATCTTGACCGCCGGATGGTTCTTCCAACCATGTGACAAACCCTTGAGTGTCCTCCAAATCTGGTACGCCTCAACCCTTTGCTTTCCCAGACGTCGGTAGTCAAGAGACCTAAGGCTCGTCTCGATGTCTGGGAATGGAAGAAAGGTCATCATCTTTGATCCATAGTTTGATATCAGTTGGTACCTAAAGAGCATCTTTTTGGTCGGAGGTGGTTTTTAGAAATCCATGCTGTACTGCATCACCTCGGTGAATGTGAGGTATGCATACCGGTCGTTGTCATCTTCGTACTGATCCCACTCCACCTTCCAACGACGGTCACGATACATGTTCTGACCATCGAAGCTGAGAACCTTGCCAGTGTACCAGGTGTCGATCATGTCCATGTCATGCTCATAGCCCTCCACGATCCATGCATGCATCCGAAGACTGGTACCGATGATCTGCCTCATCCGAATCTGGTCCGGGGTCTCCTGGATCCGGTGAGTCTGGAGGTACTCGAGGATGTGTCCATGGATCGTCACACGCTCGTTGTCGCCATGGGTCAGGCCCCAGAGACGGCGACGAGGAACACCAGTCACATCGATGTGAGCAACGACACGGTAAGCCGTCTGCACCTCCATGTCCGAGTAAGGGTTCAACAGGTTGGCCCAGGTGATGGCCGGGTTGCCGCTGTTGTTGAGCATGATCAGAGCGTTCATCGCCATGCTTGATCCGGGGACCCGCCGTGTCTAACCCTGACGCCCAGGGTCCATTGACCATTCGAGACACCTTTTTGGTCTCGGCCCTTTTTAAAATTTGTTAATGTCGTTGAAGAGCATCACACACTTGGTGGCGTCCGATACACCCTGGCTCCACTCCTGTTCGATGGTTGGCACCAAGGGGTGGTTGATCCGAAAGTCCCGACAAAACTCCAGAAGCTCATCAGCCTTGTCCTTTTGCAGCGTGTGCAGCCGAAGCAGCATGGCATGGTAGCCGCCGTTGAGGGGGCGCTCCTTCCAGCCGAGCATGAGGTTGGTCAGGTTCACCATCTTTGGTACTAGCCAAGAGTTTCGCTCGACCTCCTGGGACACGTTTTTTGGGTTCCCTCAGCGCGAGCATTCACCGTATTGCGAAGCAGATCCAGGTATTGGCTTCTTGCACGTCATTGGGTATATGCCCTCTGTGCCACAGTCATTTCCAGACACGCGACAGTAATCACCATCCATGCAATTTCCACCTGTCCAACACGTAGGTGGTGTGACACACGTCTGGAAAGGTCCACATACCCGACCGGTTCCACAGTCAGTGTCCACCGCACACGGGGTTGCGGCGACCTGCTTTACATTCGATTCCGGAACTAGGTCGGGAAGGACAACATCCTGGCTCGACCCAGAAGAGGACGACTTGAACATGTAGTACATACACATCATGAACAGTACTGTCAAGACTACTGCAACCGCTATCATAAACCATCTGTTCCGGGAGGCAGGGGCCGCTGGGGTCACAGGAGCCGCTTGTGGTGCTAGTACCATCTGGATCGGCACCGGCTTGTTCATTAAAACTCATCTACTAAAATATTCTCGCGGATGTTGATCATGGTCCTCATCAGGGTCCATCGGTTGTTCGGCGTGTCCTTGTCCGTGCGCAGCTTGACTGGTACCCACATCCCCTTCCAGCAGCACTCTATGATCACGGGCTTGTCCAGGGATGTCTGCTGGACCTTGACAAGAGAGTCATGGTCCCAGACACATAGATGACCACCGTGCACCTTGAAGTCGATCGTGATTCGCTCCAGCGGCTTCCACTTGAATGTTGTTCCATCGTGCAAAGGTGTGAAGATGAGGCCGTCACACTCGGGGTTGCTCTCAAAGAGTTTCTTCGACTCGGACACCGGGTACATGTTCTTGATTCTGAGCTTGAGACCCATAGAGGGTCCTCTGATTACACCCTCGGCCGCGTGCAGTCTATCCAGGTACCCCAAGTGTCTAACAGACGTACCACCAACCATTACTGCGTCGAAAATCAGAAAGGTGTCTCCGATGAGCTCACCGTCGAGGACCGTATCCTTGGGTATCGCAAGTTTGACTTGATGAAACTCGAGCTTGCGATTCACTAGGTGGCACCTGCCCACGCCCTGACACACCAGCAGGTACCTCGTCCCGTCCGTCTTTTCGCACACCACGTAATCATTTCTAAGAAGTGGCAAGTGCTTTCGCTCTATGGACACTGGGTGCGCACCTGGGAACACCGTGACGTCCGTCTCGTACGCACGCTGAATCAACTCCATGGTCTATACTCGTTCCTGGTCTTTATGGGTTCATACGAGACATTTTTTTTGCACGAAGGATCTGCTTGGTGAGTGGAACAACATATTGCACTAGACCATCGTCCTTTATGTTATCGATAACCTGGGCAATAGCCTCTGTGACCTCACCACCATCTGCCGTACCCACTAGACTACGTACCCTGTTAAACGTTGCTTTGCGATAGCCAGTTATTCTTACTCTGTTCAGAATAGCTTCGTTGGATGCATTCACGCGACCACTTGCATACTTGGGGTACACTGAAATGAGGTCAGCTAGTAGTCTCGCGTAACCTTGAGTCTTCCTTAGTCTGCCTCGCGAAGAATCTGTTACCCTCAAGTTGAATCCGCTCAAATTCTGGTTTCGGTTGTTTGATCTTCCATTGTTTGTATTTCCGTTGTTTACTGGTCCTGCACCTCCATTGTTTGCTGGTCTTCCAGTATTTACTGGTCCTGCACCTCCATTGTTTGCTGGTCTTCCAGTATTTACTGGTCTTCCAGTATTTACTGGTCCTGCACTTCCATTGTTTGCTGGTCTTCCAGTCTTTAGTCTTTGCATGATTGCCGCTGCATTATTGAGTTGTCTGTGAACTGTAGCGATTGAAGCTTCATTGTTTGCTGGTCTTCCAGTATTTGTTGAACCTGTTATTAGTAGTTTTTGGGCCTTTGCAAGTGCATTACTGGCTGCTTCAGCTTCTGTTTTCGCCAATGCTTTCTGGGCTGCGAGCACTCTAACTTCATTTTCATTCTTAGCTTTTTGCAAACGAGCCGCTTCAACGGAATTTTGTAGAAATTGGTTGGTTCGCTGCGCATTCGCTCTTTGTCTAGCAGTCCTTTCACGCGCGTTAGCGACTCTTCGTCTAGCAGCAGCTCCTGTGTTTCTATTTGTAGAGTTAGCAACTCCTGTGTTTGTATTTGTAGAGTTAGCTCCGCCGTTCGGGTGAACTCGGCCTGGCCTACGCCGAATCTCAGCGACACCTTCTCTAACAGCTTTAACGGTGCCCAAAGCACCTGCTAGAGTACCTCTGGCACCTGCTACCAAGCCTCTACCAGCCAAGCGAGTACCTGCTAGAGTACCTCCTGCTACTACACCAGCAGCTCGACCAGCTTTTTTACGAAGTCTTTCAAGGTTTATAGCTCTTCTAGAACCCCAATTGTACAATCTACTCGGTATATCCTTTCTATCAACTGTGTCAATATTTGGACGTTGGGAATACGCAATTAATGCTTCGCCTCTGCGTTCTCCTTGCGGCTGACTAAGTGGTGGAGGCGCCACAATACGAAGTCCTTGGTTTCTATTCTTAGTCACACGACTACCTACATTGGTGGGTGGTACCGATGGTGGTTGTGGAACAAATTCTGGATTAACTCTTGTTCGTGTACCATTATTTTGTACTTGAATTTCAATTTGCTCCGGACCTGCTGACATTATTACATGGCACGGATTTTTTTAGCGCACTGTAATAATGAAGTTTGAGCTGGCTGCTTTCGGATCACTGGTGGTTGCGGTGATCATAGCGATACTGCTCAATGTCACAATGAAGAAACCGTCTTCAGGACCTTCGGCACCTTCCGGTGGTATCATACCTTCCGGAGGAACGTGTTCTTCAGATGCTAACGCTCCAAAGTGTTCGACTGGAAATTGCACCAGTGGACAGTGTCCATTCATTCAGTCTGGAATGGCTTGCACACCGGGTGGACTTGCTTCTTGTGCAACCGGTCTCAGTTGCCAAGGAGGTACTTGCCAACCAGTACCGGGGTCTTCGCCCACCCCGAGCTCCGGTGGATCCGGTGGAATGATCGCTCTGGGTGTAATCGTGGCGGTCGTAGTTGTCGGTGGCGTCGGATTTGTAATTTACAAGCGTAAGCAGTGTGGCGGCGGAGGAAACGGTGGAGTAGACGTAGATCGCCTTTTCGCCTAGGCCTGAGCCTCACCCCAGAACAGGTTTACAGAGTACTGGGTGATGGTCGGCGATCCACTTGGAACGGACATGTACACCAACAGCGTGTCTGGGCCGTCAGGGAAGAAGTTGTTACCGCCGATCGAGCAGTTGCACATCTCCTTGAGGCCGGACAGATCGATCGAATACTGCGACCCCGCGTTACAGATTGTGGAAAACACACGCTCGCCCGAACCAGCCAAGTAGGCACCGAGTGCTGTGAGTGGCGTACCGGTGTACACCTGTGCGAAGCTAGGCTGGGACCCGTTTTGAGAAGAGTTGATCGCCTGCCAGCTCGATGGAACAGTCAGATTACCGTTTGTAAAGCTCGGGTTCAGGACACCGGAAAAGACTGCGTTGCCAGAGCCGACGGTGCTTCCAGCCTGGACCCATACATCGAGGCGCTGCAGCAGAAACTGTGCGCGGTTGAACAACTCACGAGCGCCAATGTCACCCACGACACCGTTGGACACTGACGGTGCGAGCCGAATGAGAAACAGAGGGTTGGTTGTTCCGGCTGCGAAAGATCCAGCAAAATTGTTCGTCTGGTAATTGAACAAGTAGCCGCGGTCCTGGTCGAACAGGCCATCCATGATGAATGCAGATCCCCAATGGGTCAGGCTGGGACAGCAGGTCATGTCCACGAGCACGACAGAGTTACCCGATGCATGAGCCGAGAGAGGACCAGCCTGGAAATTTTGCACCTGGTCCACGATGTTATACGTCAGGGTCGAGGTCCTGGTGAGACCGTTCAGGCTCGAGCCAGACTTGGAAGTGTAAGTCATAAACTCATTGTCCACGAGTACAGTTCCACTCGATGGCCAATAAGTCACAGGGTCGTTCAGGGTCAACGAGGTGTCGCTTGTGCCCATCGCGGTGGCCATCGTACTCGCCGCGACCGAAGTCTCGTTGACAATCTCGTAACGGACAGACATGTTACCAGTGCGCATGTAAGCCTCGTCATTGATGTTGTTTTGCTTGTAGCGATGGACATAGACCCAGTTTCCGTCCACGCCGCGAATCATAAAGTCTATGAAACCAGCACCGTACCACGTGTACTGTAGACCAAGCATCTGCATCTTGGTGAGATCGACGCGGTAGCCAGATGGACCGGTACCGTCGATCGTGTCGCGGTTGAACTGAGACTGCGGGGTCCGAATCTCCTTGATCTTGCATACTATGCTCGGAACTGTAACTGATGCCGTCCCACGGAAAGGTGGGTTGAATGTCAGTTGGGTGTCACTCTGGATGGCTGTAACCACATGGGTCATACCCTTTAGGGTAAACTTGTCATTCACCTTGAACTGCGAGGTGTACCTCGTGCTTGTACCCGTGAGAATCTGTCCACCGGTGGTGCACGTCGAGAATCCAGAAACCTGGAAGGTGCTCGAGCGCTTCACGACCCAGAGAGTCTGACCGTCCCACTCCCAAAAGACACCGTTCTGATCATCAAAGGTCCCGACCCTGACCGAAGCACCGCGCCAGTTTGAGATGATGAACCGAGGCTGGTCTGCGAGCACAGGTGTGGTTGTCTGTAGAGTCTGTGTAGCAACGACCGCCACGTTAGTAGAGTTGATGACGTTGCTGACAGTATACGTCCCGTTGTATCCAGAGCTTTGGATTCCTCGCAGGATGATGGTCGCGCCAGCTTGTGGACATCCGTGTGGGATGCTCGTCTGGACAAAGATATTGCTACCAGGTGTAGTTCCGTCCGCATTCACCGACAGGACGTCGTTGTTCGGGCAAAAGAGCGTACCGGAGCTCCACACTAGACCCTTGCCAGACTGGTACCGGAAAACCTTTTTGGTCTGGCGAATGGCAGAAGCACCGTGGGCCGGAACACCAGTGCTGAGCAGCACCCCACCGTCGAACGGACGATGCACATAGAATGAATACGGCTGAACATATACGTTACCAGTGGTGGCTCCGGATGCGGTCGCAGACTGGCCCACAAAGGTTGTGAACGAGCTCGGGGTTGGAGTCGTCGAGACAAAGTAATTGCCGTTGATTGCACCAGGCATACCAGTGATTGCCAGGGGCGTACCGGGCACAAGTCCATGGGTCGTGACAGTCTGGTACGTGACTACAACTCCGGATTGAGTATATGTCAGGGTCTTGACTGATGAATTGCTCGATGTGTTTGAGTTTGCGGTGTAAAAGCCACCGCGACGAATGGTTGTATAAGAAGTCAACAGGTTGGAAGAACCCGTGCTCACGTTGCTCTTTGCCTGGTATGTTACATTCGACGACCCGGAGCCAGTCTGGACGCTCGTGACAATGAAGAAACCCTGGGCACGGTCAGCAGTCAGAGTAGAGTTTGCCAGACCTTGGACTGATATGACTGATCCGACCACCGGGTAGCTCGTGGTGGTTGACACGTTCGCAGTGACATTCGCTGGGGTTGAACCGTCGCAAGAAATGGCATTGACAACAAAGTCAGTTCCAGGAACTTCGAAAAAGGTTGGAATCTTACGAATGTCTGAATATGTCTGCCACTTGGTAGCCTGAAGTCCGTACTCAAAGTCTGCGTCTATGAGTGACTGTCCAGTGGATACACGCTGACGCTCAATGGCATCTGTCCCAAAGTCGTAAGGACGGGTCGTCACGATCTGTTTGGATCCGGAGCTCCCGTCAATGTTCATTAGCATGAGCCGAGATTTTAGGTGTCGCATTCAACCTCAAGAGTCATGGACCAGTCGAGGCCGTTGTTCACCAGTGGTTGGCCGAAACGATCCGTGACCTGGATCACGATACGATCAACCATGTTCGAAGAGTCTGTCACGTTGACAGAGGCTGGGTTCTGAGAGTTTTCCGCCCATTGCACGATGGTACCAGGACCCGATGCCAGTGGAACCTTGAACGAGCACATGGTTGTCTCCTGGGATGATGTTCCCAGGTTCGGTAGCCATATGTTCAGATAGGTGTCAAAGTTGGTGATGTATGCATTGTTTGCTGTTATGCTAGTACCAGATGCACCGTTTGAAAAACCGAGAAAGTTGCCGAGATTCGGCAAAGGTGAACCGGTCGTAATGTTGGACGTGCCAGCTGCTGAAACAAAGGTCATCAGGTTGGTGGCGGCTGCGACGGAAAAGACACCGACGGCATTGGTCACCGTCGAGTTCAGGGCGTTCAGAAATGCAGTTCCGGCATAGTTCCCTGGGCTCATTGTGTACGAGGTGCCACTGATCACCAGGGTGTTGTATGGTGCCCGAACGTTGTAAAACCCCAGGGGAATCTGTGCATTCTTCAGGGAAATCGACCGTACACGACGATGCTTTTGTGTCAAAGGAACAGTGCAGTTGAATGGATCACCACCAGTCTTGTTGGCAGTGTCTACGTTGATCAGGTACTTCATATGAGTTGCTTGGAAAATTCTCCTGGTCCTGGGGTCCATGGACTAGCACTTCCACCTGGTGCTGCACTGAAGGCAGGTGACAAAGGTGGTCATGGGCTCATCGGCGCTGCGGGTCTGCATCTGGTAGTACCTCGTCTTCTTGGACTTGCACTTGCGACACTGGAACAGGCCCTCGGGGACATTGTCGGCTGCTGCCCTCCGTCGCTCCTCCTCTATGGCGAGCTCCTGTTGCATCGCGTCATATGGACCACCGGGGAACAGTTCAGCGGGTCCGAGCTCACTCACAGTCCTAGTGTTTACGATTCCGCCCAGGATTCGAGTCTTCAGAGAGCACTTGGGATCCTCGAGAAGCCTGATGAGCTCCATCGCCTTGAACCGGTACCTGCTCTTGAAGAATGGGTTTTGCCAGGACGGATCCTGAATCTTGACTGCGTGATTGTACACGCTCTTTTCGAGGTTCTTCGCAACCGGCTCGGATCCCATGATCGCGAGGAACCTGGCAAACACACGCGTCCGCGTCTCCATCTTTAGTTTACACGGGCGTCGTCTTTTTAAAGGTCTGAAGCGTCCTCCCGGTATGATCAGCTATGCCGTGACTGTGTGCAACGAGGACCACGAAATCGCCGAGCTTCTCAAGTTTCTCAAGCGTAATGTCCGTGATGAGGACGAGGTTGTCATACTCGTAGACTCTAAGCATGTGACACCTTCGGTCCTCAAAATTCTCAAGGGCTACAAGATTCACTATCGTGACTTTGACGGAGACTTTGCTGCCCACAAGAACCACCTGAACAGCCTGTGCCAAGGGTCTCACATTTTCAACATAGACGCCGACGAAATTCCGAGCGCTCTGCTGGTCGAGAAGCTCCCGGAAATCTGTCAAAATGACTTTGACGTGTGTTACGTGCCCAGAGTGAATCTCTTGCCCGGTGCATCTCGCCGCGAACTTACGTTTCTCGGGTTCAACCAGAATGAGTTTGGTGCTGTGAACTGGCCGGATATGCAGGGACGCATCTACCGGAACAGCCCAGATGTCCAGTGGGAAGGCAAGGTGCACGAGAAGATCAAGGCTCAGCGCATAGGGCAGATCGAGCCACATCCACACATGTCCCTGTGGCACATCAAGAGCATCGAGCGTCAGATGAGACAGAATGCGCTTTATGATCAACTAGGGTCCATCAACCAAACTACCGTAAAGGCTCCATCAGGTCAGCGACGGGTGTCTCAAACTGGTGCTTGAGATAGTACCCATAGTCGAGCTTCAAGTTGTGTTCCTTGACCCAGTCAGGGTCCTCCGCCTTTTCGTACATTTTCTTTGACGGCTTTCCCTTGGCGTCCAGCGCCTCCACGAGTACAAACTGGACCCGGTCGCCCGAGCTAGGCTCTGACCCCGGCGCACGCTCCCGAATCTTGTTTCGGACCACGACGTGCGCCAGGTTCTCATTCTTGTACTCGGATCCCAGGCGCTTCGAGAGCACCAGCCGCTCCATCGGTACATTTCCGTTCGCCAAAGCCTCACGCTGTTCCTCCACAAAGTTGGTCACCTCGAGAAACTCTGACTCGAGTAGCATCTCGATGACTCGCTGGCACGTCGCCCGAACAAACTCACAATTGTCGCGGCGGACGACCTGCAGACCCTTGATGTCTATGTGGTCAAAGACAACCTTTCCGCCCTTTTGGACCCACATCTTGGCGGCGTACCGTTTCTTGGAGTACAGGATATACGGCCAGTAAATCTTTTCGAGCTCGAGATCGTTTGGCTTTTTGAACAGGGCTGTAATCTGTTCGGATGCTCGCTCACCGAGCTTCCAGCACGCGTCGAGATCAGTCTCTGGAAACTCAACCATGATGGAGTCCGTGTTCTTCACGATGATCTGACCCACACCCGCCTGAAACGTACCAGCCTCCGTCTCCAGGTCGTACACATAGCCGTCCCATGACTCGTGCAGTACCTCAATCTTCTTGATAACTCGAGGGTCCTTGCGCATCTGCTCAGACCACGTCAAGCGAAACACGTGAGGCTTGTCCTTGCGCGTGTTCAGTGACACCTGGTAGCCCATCGACCTAAGCAGAACATAGTACCACTGGGCAGTCACCTGATTCTTCGTGTCGATGCGGCGACATCCAATGTTCTCGAGATCCTTGCGACACCCATCGGTATCAAACAGACCCTCCAGGAAAGCTTGCATGGTTTCCTGAGAGTAGAACACAGTCACAGGAATCTTCTTGGCCAGGCCGTCATAACACTCGTTTCGGAAATGCTCGGTATAGCTCTTCAGGTCACCGTGACTCGGAACGAGCTTGTATACACCAGAACTATCGATGGTGTCCAGTATCTTGAAGGGCTTGTTGTAAATGGTCTCTATTGTAGCCTTGCACCGATCAAGCAAGTCTAGATCCTTGTTGTTGATTGCCCATGAGTACTTTCCATCGTAGAAACCACATGAACCATCACCGACGAAAACACCGTAGATGTATGCCATGTCTCGAGTGATATCCGGACCTTGCATGAAATTCTCAGGGAACGAATGAAACAGTCGCGATCCGATTGCAACATCGTTAGGCTTGATTTGTGTGAGACTAGTGTCCAGCAACGAATGATCCTCGGTGACATCGACACATCCCGTATGTGTCAAGACCCTGTAAATCTTCTTTTGGCACTTGTGTCTAATCACGCGCTTTACCTTTGACCAGCCTGAGCTCGTCCACACCTCGTGCGAACACTCAGACGACTCTTTTTGATGCAGCTCTTCAGCTGGCTTGAACCCGGGATACTCGACCCAGTCGCTTCCGAGTGATTCGATCGTCCTCGGTCCTTGGCGAGTCAGGACCGGGGTTCCAGGTAGCACCGAGTCACCATACCTGACCTTTGCACCCTCGAATTGAGCCTCTACATAATCCTTTGAGGCCTGGATCATCTCGCGACCCTTGCGCGTAACGGACGACGCGATCGGCAAACAGCTCAGCATACCCTTGAGGGCACCCGTGAATCCGTACACCGAGTTCATGGAAATCTTGTAAGCGAGCTGCTTGCCGTTGTATATGTTTGCGAGTTCTGGCTGGAGCTTCATGTCCTTCTTGGCCTTTTTGCGAAACTCTTTGAGGTCCGCGAGAATCTTTGGCAAAAGGCTCGGAACCCCTTGGGCGAAGCGATACGGCCCGTGCTGCTCGTACTCTACACCGGGCAGATTGTCATAACGGGAATCCATGACCAGGGTTGAGTAGCACATGTTGTGAGCCATCATGATGCTCGGATACAGACTCGCAAAGTCGAGCGCGACGATCGGTCGAAAGTAAGCACCGGTCTGAGCCTCGAGAACCGTCGCACCCTCGAACCTCGTGAGCTCCTCTTCAGTTTTATCGGGATTAAGCTTTTTCAGGATGACCAAGGGATCTACCCACGACGGGATGAGGAAACCGAGCTCGCGCGCAGCTTTCGAGATTTGTGAAAACACCTTGATTTGCTGACCGCGCTCGCTCAGAAAGCTCAGAGGTACCCAGGTAGCCTTGGACATTTCGATCAGATTCTCCAGGGTGCATAGCTTCTTCATGAGCTTCAGTGGGAGTGCTGTGTCCTGCTTGCAGTAGTCCGCAACCCGCGTGAGATCTCCACCTGCCCGGAAAGTTTCAAAGAGCTCCTTGATGGGCATGTCATGCTTCGACTCGCCAAGAAACTCCTTGGAGACGTTGTTCAGCGAGTAGCTCTCCAGCTTGTGCTCCGCCTTGATCGTCTGGAACAGGTCAAAGGTGTACCGGCCGCTCATAGGCACGAGCTTGAGTACATTTTGTCCAAGAGCACTCGATGCAAGCTCCTTTCGTTGGAGCACTACAGGAACCTCGCGCCTCCGGCCCCAGCAGAATGTGTCCGGGTCACACTTGAGTAGGATCATACGTTTGTACAGGTACTCGAGATCAAACCCAAAGATGTTCCAGCCCGTCACAATGTCAGGATCGAGCTCCATGAGGAGGTCTTTGAACCCTTGGAGGAGCTCGCGCTCGGTCCCGAAAAGGCGACACCCGTCCGCCCGACCGAGCGACAAGCACACCGACTCTTGGCCAACCGTCACAGCAATCTGAAACACCTGATCACCTGGTACATCGGGGTCTGGAAAACTACCGGTACTGGAAAAACACTCAATGTCCAGCGAGGCTACCCGGAGCGGTGCGAGGTCCTCGCGATCAACTGGCGTCAGGTCCTTCCAGGACTCAGCCATAAACTCCAAGTCACATGTCGTGTGGAAAGACCGGAGACCCTTGGCCTCGAGCCACCCGGATGGCTTGATTCCCGAGCGATGGAAAAACCGTAGGAGTGGATCGATGTTCGCCTCGAAAACCTCGAGCTTCTTGTACCTCGCACGCGAGGCAAGCTTCCGAAATTCCTCGAGCGTCTTCGTAGTAACCTTGGTGAACACCTGGAGCTCAGAGTTTGTAAATCCCCAAAGAGTCTTGGCTCGGACGGTTTCGCACCTTGCGTCCGGTATCTTGTGTGTCCCCTTGATGAAAAAGTAAGGCTCAAATGGGAAACTTACAGCTACGGAGGAGCCTTCGGCTGACCGCCCAAAGACTGTAATCTCGAAAATGCCCTCGTTGTCACGTGCATCCCAGGCGACAGCCTGGAACACCACCATATGTTTTTAGGGCTGCTAAATTTTAAAGACCGGGAAGAAGAGCTTCCAGCCGAGCTTTTCGAGAGTCCTTCGATGCGACCTGCACGTACCATGGGATTCTCGTGTGCTTCCAGTGTCGTCACCGTCGGTCATCACTATGAGAGTACCTGGTTCATGCTTGGCGAGCTCGTTGGCAAACTCGGCGAAGCAGTCCCAGACAGCGGACCTACCGTAAATGTCGATCGTGTCTTCGAAAAGTCCAATGGGCTCTGTGCTCGTCCGGAACACGAACCGCCTCGTAGAGTCAGCCATTGTCATGGCTTCATGAAGTACGCTTTGATACGGTTCCATGCTCCATGATCCGTCAATCAGGAGCCAAGTCATGATTTATATGATGTACATATCTTAAAGACCTTCCGGCTCGGAAGAGGAGATGAGCTTTGGCACAAAGCGACCAGGCAGGCTCCCCGAAGCTCTGCGCGAACATGTCTGGAGGGTCTATAACGGGAACAAGTTCGAGGCCAAGTGCTGTGTACAGTGGTGCGAGAATCTGGTGACCCCTTTTACATTCGAGGCGGGTCACAACATTCCCAAGGCAAAGGGGGGTACGGACGACATTGACAACTTGAGACCAATTTGTTCGGGGTGTAATCGCAGCATGGGTGCCTATTGGACTATCGACGAGTTTTCTGCACTTAGTTCACGGTCTGCAAACTTTCTAGAGAGGTTCAGATTTTTGAAAAACTAGCGAAGCCACGCGGTAGCCGGGACGGATGACGAAAGTGTTCTTGCGGTCCTGGTTGAACAGAACCACTTTGAGCTCACCCATGTAGTCTGGCTCGATGATACCCGACACAGTCACTCCGTGCTTGATCATGATACCAGTCTTTGGGTGCAGCACGCCGTAATGGCCAGGAGGAATCTTCACAGTCACGCCGGTAGAAACCACCACACGCTCTCCGGGCATGACTGCATAACCCTCTGCACTGAAAATGTCGTAGCCGACTGACGTCTGCTGAGGCATCGTAGCCGTCGGGCTCGTCACTGAAAACTCCATGGTTTTATGGAGAGGCTAGTTTCTAAAGTGCCTTGGTGGGGTCCGCAGGACCCCGTGAAAGTCGATAGCGGTCCCCGGACCTACTTCCGGAGTATCCTCCACAGAATCACCGTGAGCATCGCCATGATGGTCACATTGCTCGAGACATAGCCGGCTATAAAGATCCTGAGCCACTTATTTTCTAGGGCCATCCCAACCAGTTCATCGGCCAGGTCCATGGATCGCTTTATTACGAGGACACCAAAAGTTTCCAAGATATTTGACGATGCCACGACCGCCGTGTGCCTCTGGGGACCGTACGGATGTGGCAAAACAACATGGGTTCGTGAGCAGTTTCCTGGGATCCTCGAGATTGACTATGACGATCCCATGGAGTTCATGTCAAGGGTTGACCAGAGATGGATCCTCGTGGACAATTTCGATGCACTCGACTCGAAAGTTTTCTCACATTGGTTCACTCGACCCAAGACAATCTATGTAAACCCAAAGCCGATCGATGGTCTGTGGAACCATGAGCACACAAACAAGAAGAACCTTCGCGGGCTCTTTGGCGCCAGAGACATTCACATGGATCCCAAGGATTACCTGATAGAACAGATGGGTGGGTCCGGGAGCGAAAATTATCAAATTTTCGCGCTCGACGCAATCAACAAGTGTGGGGCGGAACATGGCAACGGCATTGGTCTCGTGTTTGAAAACTTTCCCAAGGTTTGCACCATAGAGGAATCGGTGGATCTCCTGGAAAGTCTCTCGTTTGCGTCAATCATTGATCAGAGAATCTACCGAGGTCAGTGGAACTATGAGACGCTCAAGTATTTCAACTTTTTTGCCTTTTCTGTGCCTCTTCGGATCATCAACGGAAGACTGAAAGAACCTGCCGCCTCAGCAACCATATGGTCCAAGTTTCTCAACGAGTGCATGAAGCGCAAGAAGCTCAGGGAATCTGGCCTTGACCACGAGACGATCGAAGTTGCCAGGGCGTACGCACTTCGCGAAGAGAACCCACTGGGCCTGACGGACCTGGACACTTTGAAGATTGGTGATCTCACCGGCCGACTTAAACAAAAGACGATCCAGAAACTCAAGAAGAATGCACGAGGAGGACGAGCCTCAGCTGAACATCGAGGTGCTGGACAATGAGATTTATTTCTATGAAGAAATCTCGGACGAAACGATTCTCAAGCTGAACATCGAACTGCGCAAGCTCGCCAAGACCAAGCCGGCTGAGATCCTACTGTTCATCAACAGTGGTGGCGGGGACGTCTTTGCCGGTTTCTCTGCCATGGATCACATCCGCAGCTCAAAGGTTCCGGTGACTACGATTGCAGACGGTCTGTGCTGTTCGGCGGCTACTCTGCTGCTCCTGGGTGGCCACAAGCGGCTGGTCAAGGAGCACTCGCACGTCCTGATTCATCAGATTTCCTCGGACTCTTCTGCCTGGGTCAAGTTTGAGGACCTGAAGGATGAGATCAAGAACCTCGAGATGCTCATGGGCAAGATGGTGGATGTCTACCGGCAGCAGACCGAGCTTCCCGAGAAGAAGCTCCTGAGGATGATGAAGCACGACATGTATCTGTCGAGCGAGCAGTGCGTCAAGTTTGGTATCGCTTCGGGGATTTACGAGGGGGCCTAGGACCGTTCCCAAGACTCCTTGGTCCGCCGACGGGTCAGGAGCATGTACAGGCCCACTAGGACCACCACGAAAAAGACTCGGTTGAACCAGTACTGTTCCCAGTCGAGCCTCAGCCGCCCCTCACGATACAGGTCAACTACAGGTGCCATTACTAAAACATGCTTAGAATTTTAACAGCCTGTTTTAGAAATGATCAAGGTTTCGCCCAAGGTGTGTGTGGTTGTTCGTCGCAAGGTGCCCCGGGTCGTAGTCCCGGTTGTTCAAAAAGCTAGTGTGTCAATGGTTCCAAGTGCAGTCTATGAGGTGGCTGTCAACCATCACGTGCCTGACCTACACTCGCTGCTAGTGACAACGGCCGGATCCGAAGTGCTCATGCACCTCTTGAAGCTCTGAACAGAGCATCGCCGTACACGTACGTACCGTGGTCCACTGTCTTGACCTCGACCAGCTCGAAGCCATTCCCTAGAAGATAGTCACGTAGCTCCGGCCATAGAACTCCGTTCTGGTACTGACACTTCCGTAAAAATCCAATCAAACTTGGTCAGGTCTGCACCCTGTACATCAAGGGTCAAAAAATTGCCTGGCTCAAGGTTGTTCTGCGCCATGAAATTTTTTAAACTGATACTTTTCGCTTTGAAGCTACACAGCTCAGTGAGGCCACTTTCCGACTTTGGCTTGATTTGACAAATCGATGCAGCCTCCTCGGACGTTGGTACATGAAACTCAACTTCAGTGTCCTCGCCTATAATTGCATTGAACAGCTTGACTCGTATCCCGTACTCGTGCTCCATGACAAACTTGCACCGCTCGTAAACCATCGGATTTCCCTCGATCCATATAATCTGATCGTCTGTGAGACCATTCCACTGGTATCTGTTACGCTCTTGGCACATATGAGCCCCGATGTGAACTACACCACTTGGACGAATCTGATATTTTTGCATCGTCACGCCAACGTCCATACAGGTGGAGAGACCAAGTGCTTTAATCGTTGAAGATTGGCTCGCATGCAATTCCGCCGTAGATGCAAGCCATGTAGCCAAACGTTGAAAAGTACTTGCAGTCCTTTGGTCCGCCAGTCATGAATACATGCGGGCACTTGGACAGTAAGAAAAACTCGGTGAATGTGAGCCAGTCACTGGTGTCCATTGAATGTGTAGCGCTTTCATCGACTGTGACCACGCGGTCCGGATACCGTTCTAGGAACTCGCGCTTCGTCCGGCGACAGTCTGACACGACGAGAAACTTGCCCGGGATCTGCCGAGCAATCGCATGAAACTTTTCAAGAGACTTGTCGTCACACCCGACGACCGAGTTTTTAGAGATGGACTCGCTGTCCGACAAGGCACCCCTGCGAATCTGCATCCCAAACGCAACATCCTGCCAGTACTTGGCCACGAGCTCCTTGGTGAGTTCCGTAGGCTCGATAATGTCTCTAATCTTCACGTGAAGATCCGGCACGATGTGGGTGTGCCATGGAGCGTCCGGGCGGCCATCGTCCTCCACGAATTCCTTTTTGATGTGAATGTACTTTGTGTAGCCTCGTTTCAGTAGTTCAGTGCTCACAATGTCCACCTGGCACAGGTGCATCAGGATATTTCCTAGACCATCCGGTGGTGGACGATACATTCTCTTAAAGACCATGTGATCTTTAAGTTTTATGGTGACTATCGTCGGGGTTGGAAAGCTCGGTCTAGCCTATGCATCCTTTCTAAAGTCGCGTGGTCTACAGGTTCACTGTGTGGACGTGTCACCCGTGATCGATCGGTACATCGCCGGAGACATTGGCACAGAACCCGGCGTTTCGATCGATGGTCTCACCTTTTCAAGCGACTACTCCACAATTAGCGGTCTCGTCATCGTGCTTGTCAATACACCGACGTGTCTCGCCGGTTATGATCACCGGATCCTCGAAAATGTTCTGGAGCGTCTCCGTGGCAAAGACGTCATAGTCACGTGCACGGTCCAGCCTGGGTTTTGTCAACGGTGGCCAGGTGTCGTCTACAATCCTTTGTTCGTCCAGATTGGTAACGTCATTGAGAATCTGAGCGGAGTCACCGATGTGCTCACCGGCGGCGAACTGAAACAGATTCACAAAGACTTTTACGCGACTGCTTTCCCCGGAGCCAAGGTGCACAACATGGACTACCTGTCGGCAGAGGTGGCAAAGCTCGCCATGAACAGCTTCATCACCATGAAGATTTCGTTTGCCAATATGATTGGTGACGCCCTTCGCGGTCGCAGCCCCGATGCGGCTCTCGAGTTTATAGGATCCGACCCACGTGTGGGGTCCAAGTGTCTCAAGTACGGTTGGGGTTACGGCGGACCGTGTTTCCCGAGAGACAACCGAGCCCTGAGCACGTTCCTGCGCGAGGTTGGAAGCTACGACTATCTGCCCGTGGCTGCTCACGAATCGAACGAGCGTCACGCTGTGGAAATCGCCCGTCATTTCGAGGGATCAGTCATCAAGGGTGCATGCTACAAGGACTCGAGTGTACCCATCATAGAAGAGTCCCACAAGGTGAAGACTGCACTCGTGCTTCGCTCGATGGGTCGCCCCGTGACGTTCGAGGACACCCCAGAGGTCTTGGCCCTACTCAAGGAACAAGGGCTGTGACATTTAGCGACATCTGTTGTCCCGTAAAATCCATATGTGGCAGAAAAGCTTTGGAATAGTCATCAAACCCTTCTGGAAGGTACTTGAACGTGTCATACTTTTCGGGGTCAGTGAACCCAGCCTCGCGCAGATATTCACTCAAAGTACCAAATGTGAATCCAATTTTGTGGTAGTCGTACTCGTTGCGCTGACCTCCCCAAAACTGGCCGTAAAGCGCCTTGAGATCCCCAGTCTTGTGGTAGTAACCGATAGAACTTTCAATGTCCGGCACGGCCAGGTACAGCCTGGCACCTGGTTTCATGACCCGACGCCACTCCTTGAGTACACCAAGAAACTCGTGACGTCCAAAGTGTTCAAGGACGTGTGAAGCGTAGATTTCATCGACCGAAGCATCGGCAAAGTCGAGCTTACGGATGTCCATTTGCAAGTCACCACCGGCAATGTCTATGTTGACGAAACCCGGAAGGATTCGCTTGCCGCAACCGAGATGAAGCTTCATGGTTCACTAGTCAACCAGTGCTTTAATCTTGTCAATGTCCAAAGAGTACATGTTTGTCACATAGTCTGTGTCTTCACCCCACAAGAGGTCGCTCTCCGCCGAGAACACCTTGCCCTCGAATATACATGCCGGATCGAAAATCCGTAGAGCCTTGGGTGGTTTGTGCACTATGAACATTTGTAATTTGGGAACAGTGTCCATCTTGACGATCCACAGGAATGGGTCGTGATACACAATGTCCTCCGGCTTCATTGGGTGCTTCTGACCGTGGTAGGTCATGTGACCAAAGCCGTACCAGTAATTGTCCTTGAGATGGTGACCGTAGGTACTTCCGCGATACAACAGGTATTTCATAGGTCGTTCGTTATCTACATCGAGCTGACGGATGACGCGACCTGTGTCGATATCAATCTCAACCATGATGAATGGCATGAAGGAAAACACGACGAAAACCTGCGAGCCCACCGACAAGAATGACAGATTCTTACCCGGCAACTGGAGTTTGATTCGCCGGTAGCCTTCGTCGATGCAGTACATGTGTACATCATTCAGATAGCCATCTATGACATACGTCTTGCCTTGGTGAACAAATACCCTCGGATCCTCTCCACGAATGACCCGTGTCTCTCGCATGTTTGTGAAATCGTCGTCAAGCTCATTGCATGAAATGTCTCGAACCGTCCAGTCTGGAAACACCGAACGACGACCAAACCCCAGGAGTTTACCTTGGTAGCGTGCAAAAGTGTAAAAGACTGAGTTCTTGGGCGTCTCGATGCGCCTCTCAAACTTGAGTAGATCCATACCGATTTAAAGCCTTCTTTCTCTAAGACAGTATGTTCGATGTCTATACCACCGAGTTTCCGCTGGTCCGAATCGGTCCATCGGGTGATTCTGGTTATGTCGTTCCGGATGTACCGGGACTGGAGTACTACATAGGTGCAGGTGTAGGTGCCAAGTACAACCTACAGGACGACTATGACTACATGAAGCATTTCGGAATCAATGACTATCTGGTGTTTGACGCCACCACCAAGGATGTACCAGATGACCATGATCCCAGGTACATTCGGAAGAACATCGGCACGGAGAACACACCCGAGACAACCGATCTGTCCCAGGAGCTGCAAGGCAAGTCGAACGTGTTTCTCAAGATGGACATTGAGAATTGCGAATGGAACTGGATCCTGTGGGCGAGCCTGGACACCCTTCGGAAGCTGAAGCTCATAGTTATGGAGATGCACTTTATCGGATTTCCAGAGGAACTCGGCGACAATGACGTCGAGATGTTTGAGAAGCTCACAGCCCTCAAGAAGCTCCTTAGGACGCATCGCATCGTGCACGCACACGGCAACAACTATTCACCACAGGTCATCGGGTTTGACAAGTACATTGTGCCATCCATCACCGAGTTTACATTTCTGAGAAAGGACCTCGTGTCTGACGAGTTTTCAACGACGAAACTGCCAATTCCGGGGCTAGACTTTTTGAACGACGCCCGTTTGCCCCCGAAAGATTTTGTCAACATTCATTAATGGACTTTCTTCAGAAGGAGGTGACGGTTGGCGACAAGAAGCTCAAGCTGCCTGCGTTCGTGACTCTGGTTCTAGGTATCGCTGCCGCCATGGGTGCGAGCTACCGCGGTACCAACATGGTTGCTCTGTACTTTCTGGTGCTCGGTCTAGCGAACGCCATGACGCTGACCTGTGTCCTCGACGGAGACTGCAAGATCTGGGGTCTCGTGATCTTCATCGGCAACGTGTTCCTGTTCGGTTCAGGTATCCTGGCGGAGATCAAGCTCGCCTAGAAGGTGGGGCCTCAGGCCCCTTTTTAGTCTTCGACTAAAAATCTAGGACAGTACTAAATGGAAGGCACGAAGCGTCAGGTTTACCTTGGCACTGCTCACCACACCGCTGGAGGTCTGGTGAAGAGCGATCTGAAGAAGAAGGACGGGCGGATTGTCAGCAAGGCCAAGGCGGCTGCGGCGAAACACTCAGAGCCGCTGGCCATGTGGCGCAAGGCGGTCTCCAAGGCGAAGCGGGAGCTCGGGATCCCCAAGCACGAGTTTGTTCTTGTGAAGGGTGAGCTCCATCAGCGGGCGCTCGAGATTTACCACTCGATGTAGAGTGCCTAAGAAATCGGGGGCAGAGCCCCCCCGCTCTTAGTTGATAGCAGGAGTGCCTGGTCAGTAGGACCATCTTAGTTGATGGCAGGGGTGCCTGGTCCATGGACCAGTTGATGGCAGGACCCTTACATCGAGGCACCCATGACCATGTTCTGCTGCTTCTTGGGGCCGTAGACGAGCTTCCACAGGAAGTGAGCCAGGAGCACAAAGACCAGGGCGTGAAGCAGGACACCAGCCTGGGTCGGCAGGCCCTGAGAGTCAGCGACCCACTTGCCGAGCACTGAAGCTACAGCCTTGAAGGTCATCGGGTTGGCGACGATGAAGAATACGGCAAAAGGGACAATCTTGTGCTGGAGAGACATTTTATACTAGCAGGGATTTTAAATTCGGAGGTCCACAGGACCTCTTAGATTCTGAGGACCTTCAGTGGCGGCTGGGCCGCCGGAAGCACCACCAGCTCCTTGAGGTTCGCGGGACACGCGTGGAGCTCGCACTGTATGTGCTTCGAACAAAACTCCTGCCTACAGTGCCGGCACGTCACCTGCACTGGAGAGCAGTTCTTGCGCAGACACATTTAGTATATAGTGAACCTACCCTTTTTTGTCGGTTTTTCTACCACGAGAGCCTCGAATCCAGTTGGAGTCATCTTCCCTTTGAGCTTTACTGGATGTTCTTTGCGAAAATCATTCATCGCGGAGTGAGCGTGTTTATGGAACTCTTTTGCAGCTTCCTTAATCGAATTGTTAGGCGCCTTTGTTTTGATAAGATGATCGAATTTCAGCATAGCCTTGTGTAGAGGACTCATTTAGAAATAGCTGACACAATAATTGTATGTTGGCCCAGATCGAGGCTCTGATCGACGAGGAGGTACAGCGCAGGATCGATGCCCGTCTCAACCCCATGCTCGAGCACATCTCGAAGCTCTATGACATTTCGTACCGGCAGCTCCTGATTGATGTCCAGCTCATGGGTGAGCCTCTGACGACGGGCTGCCAGGGTATCGCCAAAAAGGGTCGCAAGTGCCGCAACAACGCCAAGCAGAACGGCTTCTGTCACCTGCACCAGTCGCAGGTTCCCAAAAAGCCCGAGCGACGCACCGAGAAACACACGCATACCCTGCCGCCATTCTTCCTCAAGGGGTGTCCGGTGTGCGAACCGCCACTTAAAAGTTTGGCGGACTGTTTTGACAATGAGTAGGGCTGAAGCTCTACTGGCGAACCTGCGCGAGTTTTATGCCGATCCCAAGAATGCCAAGATGCTCGTTGATGTGCTTGATCACAAGTGTGGTGTATCTCTGCGCACCCTCGAAAGCTTCGTGACCCGCAAGGACTCGCGGACCTACGTGACCAAGTCTGGTCGAAAGTTTGCGGTTCATGTGGCGTACAAGTCGAGCCTCGTGGGCTACTCCAAGAAGCTCTTTGACCCGTTTTGCCGGACTGATCGCATCACTTTCAACGGCCTCAGTACCACAGTCGCCCAGCTCAATTTCATACGATGGTGTATCGTGAATGACATTATAGACCTTGCAGCTGACAGTACCCACCGGAAAAGTTCAACTGAGCTTCACCCCAGTAGTACACGTTCAGAGTGTAGTTCAGTATGATGTCCTTGATGAAATCTGTTCGGAACTTGATGTTCATCGTGGTGCTCGTCGAGTTTGCCTTGGAAAAGTCGAGCCCGTCACCAAACGAGTACATGTAAATGTCGGACACGGGTGTGTTGACGCCACAGTTCAATGGCTGAAGATACTTGTAGAACAGACGGCCCGGAAAACGGGACGTCAGGATCTGGTTGTTTACAAAGATGAGAATGTATTCAAAGATGTCTTCGTTACGTAGAGCGATGTTGGTTGTCCGCTCGTACGTAAAGTCGAATCGCTTGAGCTCCTTGCGTAGGAACCAAGTCATGAGTTTAACCTTAAAACTCGGGGTCAGGTTCACGTTAGTCAGCTGATTCGTCACGGACTGAACTGGTTCGCGGTACGACTTGGCAATCTTCATCTGGTACCCATTCATGAACAAACCCTTGTCCGATTCGGTCAAGGTGACCGTCTCTAGAACAATCTGCGGGGGCTCTAGGAGGTCGAACACGGCGTCCGAAATGTCCGTCGAGGCGGCAAAGTCAATCTTGATGTACATCGTCTGGTTCCATGTGGCACACACTGGAAATGGATTTTCCCTGGAGAATGAAAAGTCCAAAGGAATGTACAACGAAGTGCCATTGAGGACATTCCCTTGGAGCGACTGTTGATTCAAGGTCTTGAACAGCTGGTCTTGGATAAAATACGATTCTGCGTACCACGTCTCGATTTCAACTTCGTTCATGTACAGCGAAACCTGGTTAGTTATTCCTCGACCAGCTTGGGACATGTAATTGGCCTGGGGAAGACTGAGTTTCAGGTAGGCACCGACGAGCAGGTCACCTTGGATCTGTTTTGGATTTACCGTAAATACTTGTCGAGTTCCGAGGTACGGGGAGCTTCCAAACACGTAAGCCGTCTGGTCGATTGAAAAGTCCGTCGCGGGTTCGAACACCGGGTGTTTCGCATCGGTCAGCATAAACTCGTCTTGAGGTCCTCGGGCCAACAGACTCGCTATAGACCCCTGGCCGTCCATATCTTTTCTAGCTAAAATATATGGACACGTTTGACAAGGTGCTCTTGGCAGAAAAGGCGGGACTGATACTGATGCTCATCTTGTTCGCCTTTGTGAACAAACATAACCAGTACATTTCAAAAAGCCCACGAAGGTTCATGGCGGACAACCTGGTTTCAGGACTTACCGGTGCCGCTGCCTTTTACGTCATCGCCCAGATGCGTGACTCACCGAACGGGGTTTCAATCGCCGTGACCACCTTTCTGTTGCTCTTCATGCTCAATGTGCTCATGGAACTCGCGGGTCTCAACGATCCAGCAGACCTGACGCAGGCTGAATCCAAAGAGGTCAAGGTGCTCAAGTGGCCTGCTGCCGTGATCGCCGTTCTGGGACTACTGGCGCTGCTCGTGCTCGCGGCGATGAACAACGTGCCTGGACCAGAATCCCTACAAAAAGAGGCTTTGCTGTTCGGCATAGCCAGCGGCCTTTCCGCGATGTTCGTCGGGTTTGACCACGGCGGATCCATCGAGACCACTCTGGGGACGTCGGCTGCAGCCACTGCGTTTTTCGGCGTGCTGCACGTCGTTCTCCAGAAGGGTGGATTCTACCAGCTCGTTTTTTCTCCATGACCATAGTAACATGGGCGGTCGTCGTTGGTTTCCATCTATAGATGAACTGTTTCCTCCGTCTTACAAAGGGCGTCCATACAGCATAAACTTCAGTCAGATGCCAGCTAAGCCTAATTACTCTGCACTTGCACAGGCTAGAGCCAACCGCGCTATGGAAGCTTTGCGTGCACAGAGGCAGGCAATTACCAAGAACCGCGCAAGCCGTCATGCAGGTAATCTAGCCGCCCTAAACGAAGAGCAACGGAAAATCAACCGCGAACGGACTCCGATACAGCGAATCCTGGTAGAACACACGAACAGAATCGTACATGGCAAATAGACGGTTTAAAGTATAAAATGTGTGCTTACTGTAAATGGTATTCTATACTCCCAACGGGCTTACGACCGCAGCGGGCGTGGTAAAAAAGGAACAGAACAAACTGTACCCTCCGAAGACCGTACCAGTCAACAGACTTCCAGGAATTATGGGTGCAGTTCATCGGATGTTTGGAAAGTAATGACCCCGGCGAGGCTCGAACTCGCGACTTCAGGTACTCTCGGTCCACGGACCATAAGACCTGCGCTCTAACCAACTGAGCTACGGGGTCGGGACGCTGATGACAGGGATCGAACCTGTGACTTATGGGTATCCCCGACTCGCGTTTAACAACGCTCGTAACAGCCCATCACTCTAACCAACTGAGTTACACCAGCCTATGGTCCACTGGACCAATCTTCAGACGCGTGAAGTCTTTAAGGTCCGTTGCACTACGACCGTTTCACGGCTCTTTGCGATCGATAAAGTACCTGATCAAAGGTTCCTCGAGGCGTCTGCCGGCAGGGGTCAGGTGTAGCACGCCATGGCGGTCCAGTCCAACGTCAACTAAAGGATCGTACCGGTTTTCGACGAGCACCAACCACCGTTCGCGATACTGTCGGTTAGCCAAGTCGCCGTGCCAGTGATGCAGCACGGATCCGGTGACGCACCCGAGGGTCAGGCCCTTGCACCGCCTCTGAAACTCCACGAGAAGCTGCTTGTAATTGTCGTGTACGCCGCCGTGACAACTTTCGGGTGCTCTACCTATGAGCGCCATGGCAAAGTGTCTGTCGGCAGACCCGAGAATCGCCCAGTCCACGAGACCCCCAAACTGGTCCCATGCCTTTCGTGTACACGCCCATGCGTATCCAGGGTGCCAGTGACCATATTTGTCCGTCCTAGAAAATGGGCTTCCACTCAGAAACATATGCGCGAAACCCTTGTCAATCTTGAGCGCTTCACCCATGGAGCCGAGGTTCACAGCCGTCTGGAACAGCTGGACCACGTCGTACTCTTCGAGAGCCTGGACTGTTTCCTGGACCCAAACCTTGTTGAGGAATGTCAGGTCTGCGTCGATCCATGCGACGTGCTTCCAATCCTTGGGTAGCTTTGACACCCCAAAATTAATCAGGTTCTCCTTGATCCAGACGGGACTTGTTTCGCGAAGTCGGTAGTGCTTCCAGACGGGCATCCAACAAGGCAGGTCGCGCCCAAACTCAACCACGACGATCCGGATGTTTAGCCTCCAGATGCGCCAGACGAAATCGATAAAGAGCTTGCGCCGAATCTTGGATCCACAGTAATTGAAATATGGTAGGATCACGTACATAAAATCTGCGTACATATTATGGCGGGCAAATGGCACGACTCTGAGGAGGAATTCCTGAAGAAGATTGAAAAGCAGTGCAACCATTACCACAAGCACTATGCGACCGAGTACACCTTCTATAACCACCTGTCCACCAAGTTTAACATTCCGATCCTGATTGTTTCAGCGATCAACGCCCTGACTGCCGTCGCCCTGAACTCGTTCGTGGATCAAAAGTACGTCAGCATCATGAACGCCGTACTGAGTGCTGGCACGGGAGTCCTGGGATCGATCCAATTGTACATGAAGCTCAACGAAAAGATGGCCAACGCCCTACGTTCGTCAATTGCAATGAAGCGCATCGCTCTCAGGATTTCAAAGGAGCTCACCGTCGCGCGGGATATTCGCGTCACGGAAGGCTTGACTTTTCTACAGGAATGCTTCTCGGAGTTTAACACCACGCTAGAGTCGGGTAACCCCATTGAAAAGAAGCTCGCCAATGTGCTTGAGATGGTCGACGAGGAGGAGCTGAAATCAGTAAGTTCGCAGCCCGTGTCCAGGCTGCGTGGAATTGTGGACCGCATCATGAACAGGCCGTCACTCGATGAACCTGGTACGCCAAATTCTTCTGTCTGAGTAAATTAATGGCGACCCAAGAGGAGAAGAACCTGACAAAGGGCTGGATCCCAACTTCCTTTAGTTTCTGGCAACTGATAGCCGTCGTACTCTGTCTGCTTCTGATCTTTTCGATCCTGTGGGGCCGCTACGGCCGCGTCGCACGGCCGGCGACGGTCAAGGTTGGTGGACTTTCAAAGGTGAATGCGAACACCATCCAAAATGCGATGAAGACCGGCAAGCTACGTGAAATTCTAGAATATCTTCGTCGTTAGATTCGACTCCGGCGGGGCTCGAACCCGCAACCTCCAGCTGTCTCCAGGTCTCCTCCTAGAAGGCTGGTGCACTATCCAATTGTGCTACGGAGCCAACTTTTCAATGCTCATTTTCTTTAACTGAATGCATTCTTCGCAAGACCCGCTGCACCACCTAGACCCTGAGCAGCCGCCACAGTCTGGAATCGCATCGTCATCCAGTACGACACCGCGGCTATGAGCAGGATACAAAATCCAACACCAATCAGGCCGATGCCGAAACCGACACTCGATTTGCTGAGTTCTGCATCGCTCGGATTCGCGGGATCGTACCAAACCGTAACGTTCGTCGGGGCTGGACCGGGGCCAGACCACGGTAGAGTCCCACCAGAGTATGTCACGGTGCCAGTGCACACGTTCCCTGTACACGTAGCACTCAGGGTTCCGGACGTTTGGGAAGTGTGCTTGTCCTTCTTGGCAGAGCTGATGCTCATCGCTCCACAAGCTGAAGAGCTGAGTGCGAGTACCACCGCCACGACGAGACCAACCTTTGCCTCGAATCGACCAAAGTTTGCGGCATTTTGAACAAGACCTGCCATACTACATGCAACGTTTTTTCTGATCCAAGTTTTTCGGAACTTCCGGAAACTCGTAGGTGCAATCGTGCGACAGCGTTCCAGGAAAGTCGAAGGATCAAAGGTGCCCTTCATGAAATTACATGACTTGCAACACGGAACGCAATTTTCTACAGTGTACCCCTTCGAAGAATCGAGGCGATCGATACCGTTGACACGTACGTCGAGTTCCAAAAGGCCACAATAGACACAAGCAGATGTCATGAGACTCTTTGCTGTGTCATCTTCAAGCTCCCACGATAGGTCTCGCTTTGTGGCTGATCTTTTCACGGCATCGAGTAGACTCGTTCGGTACCATTCACGAACATGTTCGCGATGAACCTCGTTATTGTGAGATCCGGTCTTTCGTCAAGTTGCTTCTCACGCCACGCCTTGTAGTACTTCTTCTCGTTCTGCAAGGCGTTGTGTTTTTCTCGGCGTTCTGGTTTGTGGTCCAGACGCTTTCCCTTTTCGCGACACTTTAGACACGTGCTAACTGATCAAGCGGCTGCGGAGCACGCGAACAGTTGGTACATTTTTTGAGATCCATATATTCCCTTCTTTAAACCAGTAGTAGGACTTGCGTTCTTCTCAGTTGGAAAAGGCGAGTCCGCCCATGCCAGACTGGATGCGCAGGATGTTGTAGTTGACTGCGAACAGCTTCTGGATCTTGGAGGCGTCGGCGGCGCCAGCGGCGTTCTTCAGCCACACCTGCACCTGGGCGTTGTCGATGCGGGAGAAGTTGCAGGTGCCCGTCGGCTGGTGCTCCTCCGGGTGCAGCGCGAAGCTGTAGCAGTAGATGCCCGGGTACGGGTTGCCGGTGTGGTGGTACCACGGCTGCACCTGGTTGAAGTACTTGCCAAACTGCTCCTTGAAGCGGTCCTGGCCGTTCAGGATCAGCTTGAACTGGTACAGCGGACCAACCTCCAGGCTGGTACCAGCTGAGCCCTCCTCCACCCAGCCCTTGATCTGGCCGCTCGTCAGGGCCGTCAGGGACGTGGAGATCGCGTTGGCCGCGAGCACCACCTGCGGTGCGCCCAGCTCCGTCGTGCGGATGAAGCCGTTGGACGCGAGCAGCGCAGCCACGTCCGTCGTCACCTGGACGTTGGCGCAGTTGCTGCTGAAGTTCCACAGGGCGTTGTACTGGCTGCTGGCCGAGTAGCTGGAGTTCTGGTACGCGAAGACCAGCTCCTTCACCGGGTGGTTGAAGGACAGGCGGATGGTCGCCGGGGTGGACTCACCAGCGGACAGGGAGTCACCGCCGGTGTGCTGCACCTGCTCAATCAGGTACTCGTGGCCGTTCTTGGCGAAGCGGCGGCGCTCCTCCGTGTCCAGGAACACGTAGTTGGCCCAGATGACCGGCTGGTTGTTGCCAAAGTAGGTGGCGTAGTTGCCGCTGCAGTCAATGTCCAGACGGACCTCGTGGTACTGCAGAGCGATCAGCGGCAGGTACAGACCCGGGTTGCGGTTGAAGAAGAACAGGAACGGCAGGTACACCACGTTGGACGCCGTCGCGCTCGTCGTGGACGGGTTGCAGGCGGACGCCATCTTGTTGTACTGAACCTTGTTCTCGTCGCTGAGGAACAGCTCAGCGTACAGACGCCACCAGGTCTGGTAGTGCTTGTCGATGCGCTGGCCACCGATGGACAGCTCGATGTCAGCGAACGCGCGCTCCGCCACCCACGCCAGGTCGGTGTTGGTGTTGTTGGACGTCAGGTTCGCCGTGGTGATGACGCTCGGCTGAAGCTGGGCGTACATGTAGCCGACCAGGTCGCCGTTGCGGGCGATGGTCACGGAGATGCGCTGGCTGTTGGCAGCCGTGCCGTTGATCGTCTGCTGGATCGCCTCCATCGCAAAGTTCGTGTGGCGCTTGTACACCGCCTGAAAGAAGGTCACCTTGGGATTGCCAGTTAGGTAAACGTCTTGTGCTCCGTAAGCGACAAGCTGCATAAGACCACCCGCCATTTGGTATACCCCTAGAAAAAAATTCCAGCCCGGCGCGCTTAAAGGAAATACCCACCATATGCTATAGTATGCCGGCTCGGATAGAGCACCGTACTGAAGGAGGCATCGAGCTGAAGCGATGTTCGAGATGTGAAGGGTGGAAGTCACTCGATAATTACACAGTCGAAACAAGGCGAGCTGATGGGTTACACTACAACTGTAAGCAATGCTTGGCTGAGTATCGTCATGAAAGACTGGAACATGATAAAGCCTATCGTAAAGCGAACAGAGACAAGGTGAACAAATGGGACAAGAATAGTCGAGACCGTAAAAAGGCTAACCCTGATGATGTTTACATCCAGCGTAGGATTCGTGAAAACGTTGCTCGTAGAATGCGACACCTGTTACATGGCCAAAAATCACAACACACGGTCGAACTCTTAGGGTGTTCTGCAGACTTTCTAAAGAGTCACCTGGAGGGTACGTGGTCTGAAGGGATGTCCTGGGACAACTACGGAGTTTGGCACATAGACCACAGGATACCGTGTGCAGCATTCGATCAGTCCGACCCGACGGAACGTGCAGCCTGTTGGAATTACCGGAACCTGCAGGCGATGTGGGGTGCTGAGAACCTCTCTAAGAGTAACGAGTTTTCGACATCCGAAAAGGAATCGTACCTGCGTTTGTTTGTAAACCAAATTTTGGTGGCTAAGGTTAATGGCTGATCACGAGGAGGAGCTTGAGGAGGTTGAGCCTATCGAGTACATTGGGTCACTGCTACAGACCGAGGACGGCGAGACCATCCCCGATGTCCTGAAGATGCTCTGCCAGCACCTGGAGAATCAGAACAAGGTTCTGGTCAAGATTCTTACGGCGATGAAGAAGGAGCCGAGTGCATGAGTGCCTATAAGATGTTGATGGACCGGATTAAAAATTCTGAGCGCCGAAGAGTATGGATGAGTATCAGGCCGAGTGTGACAAGCAGAAGATCACGGCCATGACTCTGGAGGAGGTTCAAAAGCAGGTGATGGCCAAGGAGCAGAAGATCAAGCTGCACTGCGAGACTGACAAGTGTGCGCCGCTCATGGCTTGCTTCGAGGTGCTCTGCACCCTGGACGAGGACGGTATGCCAAAGAATCTGAACATTTCGCAGGTGGCTGAGAAGCACCGCCGGATCCAGAGGCAGCTGATCGAGCTCCTGAACCACTGCAAGCGGTCCGAGTTTCTGCACGAGAACTCGACGGATGTCAAGGGTGAGGAGTTTACCATCGGCTTCCGGATCAATCGTCTGATTCAGACGTACACGGACGCATTCGACCAGGTGGTGCTGTACAATCGCCAGGCGATGCGCATGAACGAGCGTCGGTGCGAGTCTGACAAGGATCTGATGCACTGCACGACCATGGAGGAGGATGACGACTGCAGCCCGTTCCAGGGTCTGCTCATCTTTCTTCTGAGCACGCTGGACCGGATGGAGCTCAAGCGGTACAAGGGCTACTGTTGCCAGCAGCGCCTGACCGAGTCTGGGTCTCGGTCCCGTGCGTGGATGCCGGTGATGAGCATCAGCGACTTTGTGTACACCTTTACCCAGAAGGAGACCAAGTATGACATGTGGAAGAACATCACGAGCAAGGGGTGCATGGTCAAGGACACGGTTCGGCACCTGTCCGAGTGTATCGATATCCAGTTTCCGGACATTCGCAAGAATCGCTCAGTCTGGTCCTTCAAGAATGGTATCCTGCTCGGCAAGGTGCCGGGGGAGGAGAACTCTCTGAGTCCTCGGGGCCCCACCTGGAAGTTTCTCGAGTACACGTCGCCGGAGTTTGCAAACCTGGATCCCACGGTAACCTCGTGCAAGTACTTTGATCAGGAGCTGGTAGTTGGAGACCACCCGGATTGGTACTCCATCGAGACTCCCTTCTTCCAGAGCATCCTGAACTATCAAAAGTTTTCAGAGGATGTGGCCCGGTGGATGTACGTGATGATGGGTCGACTGATGTACGACGTGAACGAGCTCGACCAGTGGCAGGTGATCACCTTCTTCAAGGGTATCGCCCGGTCTGGCAAGTCAACCATCATCACCAAGGTTTGCAAAAAGTTTTACGAGGCGGAGGATGTCAAGACGCTGTCTAATAACATCGAGCGCAAGTTTGGTCTGTCGATGATCCATGACGCGTTCCTGTTCATCAGTCCCGAGGTCAAGGGTGACCTGTGCCTCGAGCAGGCGGAGTTTCAGTCGATGGTTTCCGGCGAGGATATTTCGATTGCGCGCAAGAATGAAAAGGCTCTGAGCATCACCTGGAAGACGCCTGGAGTGCTGGCGGGCAACGAAGTTCCAAACTGGCGAGACAACTCCGGGTCTGTGCTGCGCCGTCTGGTCACCTTCAACTTTGCGAAGCAGGTCATCGATGCGGATCCGAAGCTCGATGAGAAGCTGGACCTGGAGCTGCCTAGCATCATGCTCAAGTGCGTCAGGGCTTATCTGGACTACACGGCCAAGTACGGCGGCAAGGACATTTGGCAGGTTCTGCCCGACTATTTCCACCAGATTCAGAAGCAGGTGGCGATGGTCACGAACACGCTCCAGCATTTCCTGGCGTCCGAGAAGCTGGTTTACGGCCCGGACAAGTTCTGTCCGCAGAAGCTGTTTGTACAGCTGTTCAACCAGCACTGTCTAGAGAACAACCTCGGCAAGTGCAAGTTCAACCCGGACTTTTACATGGGTCCGTTCAGCAACCGAGACCTGGATGTGCGCACCGAGTCGCTGACTTACGGAGGTCGCATGCTCGGGACCCAGCCCTTCGTGTTTGGTGTGGACATTGCCGGTGACCTGGTGCAGGAGATGACTGGTGACTGGTAAGAGTGCCTGGGAAGTTGGTCCGCAGGTAGTTGATGGTCCCTGGGGGTCCGTCCATGGCTCTGCGTTAAATTTCTATGTCAACAGTATGGCACGGCTGGTGATGTATTCGGGAACGGCTTCGGTGCCAGCCCCGAGCATCCGTGAGCTTTTTTTTAAGAAGCAGGTGGATGACCTCGGGGACTCCATCAAGGAAATCAGCGCGCGCTCACGCTTCAAGGTGCAAGCCACACTGACTCGTGAGTATGGACGCAAGGTTGCTCAGGGTGCCAAGTTTGAGATGCTCACCTTCAAGATTCTATATGGTGGCAAGGCCCATGCAGTAAACCTCTTTAACAGTGGCAATGTTACATTTACCGGTGGGTACCCGGAAGGCGCAACAAGCATCACAGAGACTCCGCACGAGGTTGTCCGTATGGCGCTGGGCAAAGTCAGCGGCTTTGAGTTGCGCAACGTGACTGTCCAGTACGAGGGGAATTTCACGGGAAAACTCGATGCAATTCGTCGGGCGCTAGGAGCTTCCGAAAATACAAAGGGGCAGTTTGCCGAGCTGGACAACCTGAGAGTCTACGCTTCGGGTGTTGTACAGGTGTCCGGAATCACGCGCCAGGACCAGATTCCAAGGGCGAGCGAACAGGTCAAGAAACTCATCGGGTTGCTCGTGTCCAAGGGTGTTGTCAAGTCGGCTGAGCGCGTTCCAGCCGTAAAAAACCCCAAGGCTCCGAGCACAACCTGTCCCAAGGCCAGACGACCAGTTCCTTACCTTTTCAGTGGTCAGGCTCCAGAAGGATACTACATCGCACCCAACCCCCAGGGCCAGCCGTGCTGCTACAAGATCCCGGTAAAGACCGAGTACAAGAAGCAAAAGATTGTCGAGCGCTTCCGGGCACTCGGACTCCAGATTCCCAAGGTTACCCGAAACGCATTCGGGATTCCGGGCGAGAACCAAGGACCTGTCAACGTCGCGCCCAAGGTGGACTGGAACATGATATTCACCAACGGTCCGTCGGGGTTCAAGATTGGGTCGAGACAGGCGAAGCGCTATTCCATGAACCGTCTGATGAACATATCGCGTAAACTGGGCGTGGCTATGAACGTCCGGGGCAAGACTACACACACATTCGAGAATCGGTACATCAAGGGAAAGAAGACGTCAAAGGAGGAGATGATTGCGGCGATTCGCAATTGGGCAAACAGACAAGGTATGATCAAGCAACAAGGACAGGCTGTCATCACAAAGGTTCCAAATGTTCGAAATGCTAACCACGGTATTCTCCGGCTGGGACCAAGGGGCCGCGTCGCTTCTAGCTATACTAAACCCCAGCTCGTAGTCGTAGGCTCTAAACTAAGGCCGTCCGTTTCGCTGAGCGGCACCAAGCAGGAGATGCTTGACGCTCTACGGGCACATATCCGTGAACACGGTCAGGTTTTTGCAGCGGAAAACTGGCCCTAGAGTGCCTGGTCCGTAGGACCAGTTGATGGCCCCGGTGCCTGGTCCATAGGACCAGTGCCTAGTTGACCCAATACATCAACTAAGGTCGGGGCTCCGCCCCGCCGTTTCTTAGGCACCCAGCAGCCTCAGAACGTCGTGAACCTTGTACAGCGCCGAAAAAATCTCCTGGTCCGTCTTGGCGGAGAGAACCTCCAGCTCCACCTGGTACGTCAGCGTGTTCTCCGAGTCCTTGTCCACCGGTGGTCCGTGCACCATCGTGAGATCGATCCGGACATTCTTACGTAGGAATGACTTGCGTTTGCGGGTAACGCAGCGCGTCGCATCCTCCGTAGGCATCTCCACTGGAATCTCCTGGGCGATGCTCAGCCGGACGTCCATCATGCCTAGGGCCAGGTCCTGCTTGAGGATCGAGTTCTTGCGCTCGGTAAAAGCCCCGGCGTCCGAGTAACGGCAGCGGACTCCTCCTCCCCAATAGTACACCTCGTCCTGGATCTCCTCGACAGACTCCCACTCGAGATACGCCTCGAGACCGCGAACAATCTGCCCAAACCGGTGCGGACCAACGTCCGTCTCAAACTTGCCACTCTGAATCCTGCCGAGACGCAGCTCAATTTCGATGTGCTCTGCGTCACGGTACTTCTTGATCGGCTCCTCGAATGCGCGCATCAGCTCCATGACTCTTTAGGACTGCTCGTGTTTATCGTTGGTTCACAGGGGACGACTTTTTGGTAGGGGCACGCTGTGTCGACCCTTTCCAAACAGCTTGAGCATATTTGAGTTTTTGCGGGACAGAATACCGGAAAAGGAATACGTCGGAACACCATCAACCCAGTGGAACACGTACTTTCCCGGCGTGTACTTGGCCTTTTCGCCGCGCGGAATCGTCTGTGACTGGCCATAGTCCACGATCCACACCTTGCCAGTGCGATTCACGAGCACGTTGTCGGTGTGCAGATCTCCGTGAGAGATGCCTTTGCGATGAATCGCGGCGACGTTCCTTTTCAGTTGTGCGAGAGCCTTTTTCTTGTTGGCTGCAGAAGCTGTGCGAGACCACACGCTCCATTTCTTGGTTCCTGGTGGCAGCTTGTTCATCGTGAACCACTTCCGACCGTACGAGTGAATCCGCGGCACGAATGGGAGGCTCTTGAGCTTGATCATGGACATAATCTCCTGTGGATTATAAACGCGGGTCCGCTTCAGCGCGAGCCCCTTGACCGAGAAGACCGTCCCATACACTCCTCTACCGAGGACACGCACCATACTATGGACTCAGAAAAAAAGGGGACCATCGACTAAGAGCGGGGCTCCGCCCCGCGACTCTTAGGCACTCACTCTGACCCCATCAACTTGTGGTCGCGGCTTGCAGCCGCCCATCAAGGCACTTTAGGCACTCACTTTGACCCCATTGGCCTCGAGGATATTTCCGAGACACTCGTGGGTGTAGTGCACGAGGACATTCGCCTTGGTCCACGCCTGTACACTGACACCCTGCTCCTTGAATTTTTCGAAAATAAGATCAATGTCCCGCGGCAGCGCAAGCCCCTCGCCCTTCTTCTTGGAGAGTTTCTTCGAGATTGCGTCACCATCGAGCACGAAAACCTTGGGAACCGTCTTGGTGACCGTCCATAGACCATCTGAAAGTTTGTTACCTAGCACAGTGTCGAAATTGAGCCCGAGCTGATGCACCGGCTCCTTTGTGTCACTCAGAATTCCCTTGCGGAAGCGGTTCCAGTCGATCCCTTCCGTGACTGCCGGGAACACGAGCACATCGCGGCCCTTTGGAGACTCAAAAATCTTGTCGAATGAGTCAGTGTCCAGGCATGCTCCATAGTCAACCCACAGCACCCGCTGACCCTGACGCACAAACTTTGCCAGAGGCCTCGTATCCTCCACAAAGTTGATGTTCAATTGGTTCGCCTGAGTCTGGTAGCATTTGCCAGCGAGCTGAAGGAGCATGTGAAGACCGGTGACTGTAATCGCCTTGTTACGTGTAACCATACAAACTTGAACCAACATGTGTTTTTAGGTGTCTATGTCTCTAAGGGTGATCCGGAGCACCCGGCTTCTTAGTGTAAAACTTGAGCGCTACTGCTAGTGCGTGCTTGTCCGCGTCCTTGTCTGCAACGTCCGGTGCCGTCATCGCCGCCTCGTAGGTCGTCTTGAAAATGTCCGTCTCGCGCAGCGCGTCGTTCAGGTCGTCCTTCGCCTCCTTGAGCGCATCCTTGGCAGCCAGAAAGTCGCGGAGGGCACTCTCGATAGCCATTTCTATGATTCTAGGCTGCTATTTTTTTAACTGGTCCCGGGACCAAACGCTCCGCTTCGCTACGTGCTCCTTCGCAGTCGCTCCTCAAGCACACCTTGGAAACGCAGGTTTCCCACGTGGCCCAGTGTCGTGAAGCAGTCGGCGAAAATCTGTCCGCCCATCTGCTGCCACCGGCGACAAAACGCATAGTCCTCGGACAGGTATCGGCGGGTCACAGGATCAATCATACAATCGAAAACGGCGCAGTACTCATCCAGATCGCGATTTTGGTGGTCGTTGACACAGTTGAGCTCCGGGTACCGGTCGTACATCTTTTGAATCACCTCTCTCTTGATCACCATAAAACCAGTCGGGCCGTCGAGCACCTCGGCGAACCCATCCTTGATTGTTGTATTCTGATGCTTGAAGTTCATCACCAACGAGCTCGCAATCTTTTCGAGTGGACGCGTGTCATCCTTGCGCACGCCCTCCGCCGCCTGGTCCCACATGACGCACTTCTTCGGGTACACGGCCACGCTCACGTCATGACCACTCTTGAGGAGCCGCAGGACAGACTCGGGGTCAAAGTGAATGTCCGCATCGATGAACATGAAATAGTCGCAGTCCGTCTTTTTCAGGAACCTCGCCACCGAAATGTTCCGTGCGCGGTGTACGAGCGACTCGTTCTCCGTCGTGTCCAGGATCAGCTGGACCCCGTTCTGCATGCAAGCGAGCTGCAACCTAAGAATGCTCGTGGCGAAAGCTTCGAGGCACAGACCCCCGTAACACGGTGTACTTAGGAACAGCTTCATAATAAGTGAATGTTCAGAGTCTCTAACGGGGGCAAATCGTCCCCTCTATCTTGTTAAGCGTCGGCACGGACACTCCTGCAGCCTTGCAAATGTCTTGCTTGTGCAGGGCTCCACCAGAGGCTATCCAGATGGCTGCGGCTGCTACTGCACCAGGAGTCTTGCCCATGAGCGCGGGCATGTTCTCGATCGAGTCCAGGAGCTTCATCGTGTTCATCTTGAGTTGCTGCTTCTGTGGATGCTGAAACTCGTTGAAGATGCGCGCCAGGAGATCCCTGGGCTTGGTCGGTCCCTTCTGTGTCACGGGTACCGTGTCCACGAGTAGGGCGGATGTACGTCCGACATCCGAAGAATCGATCGAAAAGGCTTCGGCAACCTCTTTCGTTGTTCTCGGCACTCCAAACTTCTTGCACGCCTGGAAAAGGCAGTTGGCCTTGATGCCGGCACGAACATCTCCGCGGGTCAGCTTCTTCTCCGAAAACTCCTTGTAGATGAGCTTGGCGTTGTCTATGACCACGTCCGAGCACTTGATGAGCCTACCAGCCCGCTCGATTTCCGCGTAGGCGTGGAACAGAGACCGGTCGCAGTGATTCATGGACATGTGGAAATGAATCTTGGTCATCTTCTTCGAGCCGTTCCGGATGATCGTGCCCATGTTCCACCCCTTGGAGAAGAATGGCGTGTCCGCCGCGCCACACCGGGAAGGGTCCACGGTGTCCTCGGCCCCGCCGGTCCACTCAGCCTCGTCGCTCAGGAACGTGTCCTCCACGATCCCGCACTCCGTGCACACCGGGAGCTCCCCGCGCTCAAACATCTTTACGCCTCCACACCTGCAGTACCACTGCGAATCAGGATCCTCCGTCTCCTCGACCGCCAGCAGCGAGTCCACCTGCGCCCAGATTTCCTCCAGCAGCGACATTTTTTACTTGTTCAGGAGTCTCATGGGGCGCATCGGAACACCTTTTTTACCCCCAAAGACCGTCGACCCCCCACGGAACCGGCAATGATGGCGCAGCTGGCAAGTTGCTAGCTTCAAAGACGAGACGACTCGGATGAAATTCCCGCCGTGCCTTTGCGTTCCTTAGGTTCCATGCAGCATGCAGACTGTAAGGTAATGGCTGCGTTTATTTCTGTTCAAAGCCATTTTGGCAAGTCTGCGAAGTTCGCGTACCTATGCATTTCTGTAGGCGCGCTGTACTTTGACATCCTTAGTACTTGGCACCGAATTTTCTGGCTGGATGGGTCAGAGGAAGCAGTGCCTCTAGCTTCATGCGTCTCAGTAGCAGCGGTACAGGATCCTGTTTCGTCTGCGGGTCACGATTTGCTAAAAGAGCGTTGATCATGCGCAACTGGTTGATCATTGACACTCTCTTTGTGGGCTCCGGTGCCACCTTTTTACCAAAGCCCATTTAAGACTAGCGTCTAAAAAAAGACATGGCTACATTCGTAGGACCGGTCGCCCTGAGTGGACTCGGTCAGGTTCTACGAAAATACGCAAAGCTCGTCGGTGGAAAGTACATCGAGTATGGTCAGGAATTTGGAGGAGGCCTTTTAGTGTCGGTCGTTCTGCCTGTGCCTTCGATCCTCGCGATCCTCAAAGAGTACAAGGCCAAGGCGACCAAGTGCATATGGCTCACCGTGTGTGAGACGGAGACGGTCCACGAGGACTATGCGAAGATTTTCGAGCTCGGGGACACGTTCTGGGTCCCGAGCGAGTTTTGCTCCGCGGTTCTCAAGCGCCAGTTTCCCCAAGGAAATTTTCCGGTCCTTCGCAATTACGCAGGTCCTCCACTGGTTCCCGAGCCCGTGGCTCTTCCGTGTTTCCACAACAATTTTGTGTTTTATCACATCGGGAACATCATCGATCCCCGCAAGAACACCAACGCGCTCGTGGAGTGTTTCCTTCGGGCTCAGATTCCCGGTTCGGTTCTGCTGCTCAAGGCGACGTGCAATCAAAAGATAGAGTGGAAGGTTCCCAATGTGATCGTCGTCCAGGACTTTTTGAGTGACGCTCAGATGGAATCGATCCACGCGGCAGGACATTGTTATGTTTCAATGTCACACTCCGAGGGTGCCGGAATGGGCGCAGTAGAGGCTGCCTTGCGCGGCAAGACTGTCATCGTCCCCGAGTACGGCGCCACCAAGGAGTATGTGCCTAGCGCGTTCCTTGTCAGGTGTACGGCAGGCGAAGTTCCCTTTGACGACTTTTTGTTTAAAAAGGGCATGGTGTGGGGCGAGCCGTCCAAGGAACACATGATCGAGCTCATGCGAAGGGTCGCCCAGACACACACCATTATGAGCTCCGTGAAGCAACAGCTCCTGGAAATTTTCGAGAGCTCCTAGTAAGATGTTTTCGATTCCAGGCGTGCCCCCGGGCCTCTTTCAGGACCTCAGCCGGCTCAGAAGGAAGTACGAGGCTGAGCAGCGTGCCCACGCCGCGAAGATCCGCGAGCAGGTGAAGCGGATTGCGAGCGAAGAACGGGAGCGGTACCTACCAAAGAAGCCGACTGCAGATTCCGAAGAACAGACTGGCGCAGACCTCTGATTCTGTTTTCGTTCAGATGAACCCCAAAGTGTTTGGCAGCCATCTCCGAATTGGGTCGGTTGCCTTGGCTGAAAACTGGAACATTGTGCATTTTGCGAGTGAACATTGATTGTGTAGCATGGGTGTGTGTAGGCTTGCGGCTAACTCGGTATGAGCTCTCTGTAAAGTAAGGATGGAACCCAGTCGCACGACCGAAATCTATGACCCACATTCCGGTGATGCGTCCCTGATCGTCGCACGAAACCATGATGTTGTTCGCGTGCAGGTCACCATGCGAAACTCCTCGTACATGCAAAGCCTCGACTATCGCCTGAAGTCTCTGTTTGATCGGCCTGACCGGAGCCTGCGGGAACCTCTTTAGGTACTCGAACAGAGTCATCTGACCGACGCGAGACATGTTCATCGCCGATATCATGGGGTCCCGGCCCTTTCTGTTTGGAAGTACCGCCGTACCTAGAACATGCCGTGCTGTCACGGGCTTTAGCCGTTCCTGTTGGAACCCCAGGAACCTAGGTACAAGGTGTGACCCTTGGAGCGCCGACAGTACCTCTTTTTCGAAATTGTCAGCTCCGATTGTAAATTTTCGAATGGTTCCGTTGGGTAGCTCATAGACCGCACCATTCACCCCTTTGCCGATTCTACGCATTCCAGGAACCAAAAATTTCTCCATTAATACTAGTTATGAAAGGAATTCTGATTGGGCTAGAGTACCGGCTTTCCGGAGACAAGCGCCTTCTCAGACGTAGGCTCGAAGGTGCGGGTCCTACGTTTGTCAAGCTAGGCCAATTTGTCGCAAACCGACCGGATGTTTTCGGCAAGGAACTTTCGAAAGAACTAGGATCACTCCAAGACTCTGTGGCCTGTGTTCCGATGAAAGCACCTAGGGGCCTTGATAGTTTCGAGGAGGAGCCTTTTGCTGCGGCGTCTATAGCCCAGGTGCACCGTGGAACTTACAAAGGGCGCCAAGTTGCGGTGAAACTCAAACGACCGGGTATCGCCCAGTCGATTCGCAGTGACCTGGGGGTACTGAAACTGCTTGACAAGAAGTTTGTCGGTGATCTCGAGACGTCACTTTTAAAGGAGCTCGATTTCAAGCAGGAACTGAAGAACGCCCAGGAGTTTGCCCGAATGTACGAGTTTGACTCTTCCATCGTGGTCCCCAGGGTTTACCCCGAGGTTTCGTCCGATGACGTCATCGTCATGGACTATGTTCCGTCCGCTCAAAAGGTGACGTCGGCTCCGAGACTCATCAACCTGTTTCTGAACCAACTGCTTTTTGAAAGTCTCGTGCACGGCGACCTCCACTCCGGTAACATCGGGTTGGTCCACGGACCACCAATGAATTCTAGCGAATCCATTGTCCTCTACGACTTTGGGAACGTCATCAGAACTACTGAGGACTACCGAGAGGCTGTCAGGGATTTCGTGTGGCATGTACAGTCCCGGGACGTTTCGCGGATCCTGGGGGACCTGCGGCGAATGGGCATGTACGTGGCGCATGAAGACGCGACGAGGGCGTTCATCCGAAAGCTCCTCAGGTACCTCGAGACCCAGGACCTCAAGGAGTTTCGGTTTTCGGCGGATGAGATTCAGGAGCGCGTTCCGGTGGTTCTCGACCCCGTGACTGCTGCGCTCGTTCGGTCCTTTTCTCTCTTGGAAGGCTACTGCAAGTCTGTCGACCCTGGGTTCTCCTACGAGTCAATCATCCAGTCAAACCTCGAGACTCTTTTTTCGGACATCGGCTGGCTTTTTCGTCGCCTACAGTAGATGCGTGAAAATTTCATCATGATGGAACCGATCAAGGGACCAGGGGTCGTCATACGCAGACCAGGTGGCCACAGCGAACACGTTTCGCTCGCGACTCTGAATAAACTGCGAAAGGGTGCTCTGGCCATGGCTGAGAATGCGGTTCTTTTCCCACATCCCTTGACTCGCGAACCTGTCTACCGAAGAAACTTGAAGCTTATAAAAAAGGTTCCGGTGCACATGGTTTCGTCTAATGACGAAGCACGATTGCACTACAAATTGATGAATAGCATATTCAAGACAAGAAAGTACAATTTCCTAGACCCAAACCAAGTTTACATGAAGCGTGACATGATCAAGGCGATCATGGCGAGTTATTTCCATAATCGTATAGAGGGAAAAAGAGTTGGTAATTTACAGGGACTGCTAGCACATTACAAAGGAACCGGTCTGAACCGTAACGGGCTCGGTCCAAAACAGGTCTATGACGTTCTTCGTAAGTTGCCATTGAAAGATCTCAGGCAGCTATTTTTTGATGCTATTTGGTGAGGCGCGAAATATCTTGGGATATTTCGCTGTACTCCCTTAGCACCCGGTTGCGACACATGAGGTAGTCGGGGTTACTGATCGACTCGCGGAACTGTCTCTTTATGGTGGAAGCTGCAATCCATTTTCTGATAATGTCCGGGACGGGTTCACAAGGAACAAAGGACCAGTCCCAGTTGAACGGCCCAGGCAGGTCGTTGAACGTGAGCGTCTCGTTCATAGAGACCCATTCGGCACGCCACGGTAGCTCTGGGTGCGCCATGATGATTGAAAATGGCACCAGCCAGCTGAAATTTTTCCAGTTCAGTTCCTTATCCCTGATCAGTTCGATGTCACGCTCCTCAAAGCCTTCGGGCATGACATGGTACCAATCCCAGGGAAGATCTGGAAACTTGCGCACGAGGGCCCATTCGGCTGTTCTACTGACTTCCGTCCAGTCCAGGCGGTTTTGAAAAGTGATCAGGAACTGGGCATCTTCTAGGGTGTAGTCCATCTCAAACTCGGAAAAGTCCCAGGGGAGGTCAGACCAAAGGATCATGTCAGTAGTGGTCACGGGGCTCGCCCATGTTACAACGGCCCAGTGCCAGTGAAGGTCTGGGAATTTCACAAGGTCTCGAATCGTTGGGGTCCTAGAAATTTCATGCATGTTCCAAGGCTTGCCGGGAAACTTCGCGACCCAATCGACGCAAAACCCAGGGAGCATGTGCATCAGGTTCCAGTGCCACGGTCGATCGGGAAAACGCTCGACCCACTCGAATGTCCATTGGTCGAGCTCGGTCAAGAGATAATAGTCCCATGGTGCTTCCAAAGAAAGCCAATCGAGGCACATGTTGTCATGGTGCTGGACAGACTCCCAGTCCCATGGAGCCGCCGGGAACTCTTGGAGAACTTCGAGCGTCAGGTCAGGGTGGTCGCTCAAGTAGAAAAAGTTTACGTCCCGGCCTTCGATCTGTCTAAGTAGCCGGGTGTTTACGTACTGTTGCATGTCTCTAGAGTGGACAGATTTCTTAACTACTATAATCGCACTGATTATTTTGATTACATATCAGACTCCCCTCGCAATCGCCGCTCGAATTACAATAGCCACCGTATTGTGACTGTCGTGCCGGGGCCTAGGAAGGCTTGGTGTACCCGGGTCCCGTGTAAGCATTGAAAGACCAATATCCACCCATTCCATTATTGCAATTTGTTGCAGTGCCCAAAGAATCGTAAGACAGATTTGTTCCTGCCCAGCACTCGTTACCGTTCTGGACACCATACACATTGTAGCCAGTCGCAGATGCCTGCTGCTGACACTGTAAGACATTCGACACGTTACCAATGAAATTGGGAAGCACACGCGTGTTGTTGTCTGTAAAACATCCCTGCGATGTCCATGTAGAACCAGCCGGGGCCGGGGCTTGTGGATTAAATGGTGCTCTGTCGTTGACATACGATACCCAACCAGATCCGGCAGCGGGAACAGCAGTAGACATGTTCTGCTTCAGATAACATTGTTGTGTAGAATTTGGATCGGCGTTTTGTAGCCATGAGAATCCAAGACAACTGGTGTTTTTGTTACAAGCATTTTCACAGTCTTTGACAGTCCCGCTCATCGGTTGATTAGGTAGGTCTGTACCTGCCGCTGTCCAAGTGATATACGGTTGTTGAGTATATTGAGGGGCCGGGGCCGGTCCAGCCCAAAGCTGGCGGCCTGTCGAGTCCTTGACCGTCAGCGTCCCGTTGTCGTCCAGAGCCACAGTCCATGGACCCGTGCCTCCGTTGGATGAGGCGCGCCATACCGCAGTGGATCCGTCCGGCTTCATGACTACAAAATTGCCATCGGTCTGCATCAGGGCGTACGAGTTTGGAACCTCGGTGATTCCCGGAGCAGCTATGCTCCAAAACCATCCCTGGTTATCGTTCGGACCTGAACCCTTGTACGTCACAAAGTCGCCGTTGACACTCTGCATGATCGTGAAGAACTTTTTACCGGGGCTCACGATGTACTGGTCGGGGTACCAGATGACACCCGATCCAGTCAGAGAGCTTCCGAGCGGTTTGGGCTGGTAAGTCGTGTCGAAGGTTATTCCCGAGAGCCACGAGTTGAACCCACCGAGGATGAAACCTAGGAGATACACTACGCTGGCATCAAAAGCACCGGTAGTATTAAACCTGTTGATAAAGTCCTGTTGCGACGCGAATGGTGTATTTGAACCTATTGCCCCGTTCATGTTCGAAACATTGACCGACATATTGCCAAGAACACCCAGGTTGAACATATCGAGGAAAACACCAGCTGCCTGAGCTGGGGTTGCAGAACCGGCCGATGAAATTCCGACATTCGAACACAGATATTGCATCATTAATGGAGCGTATGCGATCGCTCTCGCAGTGACTCGGTAAGTAAGAGATCCACTGTCAGTACTGAACGTCAACTGTGCCGCCGAGCTCGACTGGAACGGAGGTGCGTACCATCCATTCGTCTGAATCCCACTCACAATCGCGTTGAGGTCACTGAGTGAACCAGATGCCAGAAACTGTGCACCCTTGAGACCCATTGAGCTTACGGATACTCCACCGGGTTTGATGATACTGGACACGTCACTCAGTGAAATAGGGTTCGAGTAGTCGCTCGATTTCCGTGTGGTCCATAGTATCACGAGTACAAGTACGAGTAGGATCACCACGGTCCACTTCATAATCTTTACTATGAAAAAAATCCCTTGAGCGAACTTGCCAGAGCTCCTGTTCCGGCTGTAAGGTTATCGTGCCATTGACCGTCGGTCCCACAATATTGGGTACTTGCGTTGCCGGGGATCCCACCGTTTGCACAAGTCGGTACCTGGCACTGGTTGTTCAGACACTTCTTGGTTGTGTCAGAGCAATATGTACCACCGTTCGTTCCGCACGGATAAGTGCACGAGCTCCCGTTGCACACCTGACCTGAGGTTGCACAGTAAGTTCCTCCGTTCGTTCCGCACGGATAAGTACAAGAGCTCCCGTTGCACACCTGACCTGAGGTTGCGCAGTAAGTACCCCCGTTGGTGCCACAGTTGTTCGTGCATACACCACCGACACACGTCTGACCCTGAGCGCACGTGACTCCCCCGTTCAGACAAGTTCCCAATTTGCATGTTCCATTGTCGCACGTCAGACCAGCTGCACACCCATGAGCACCCTTGACGCACACCCCACTGGCCGGAATCAGATACGTAAGTGCGTTGAATGTAGTATCGAACGTGATTCCAGACAGCCACGAGTTGAACCCACCGAGGATGTAACCTAGGAGGTACACGACACTGGGGTCTAGGGATCCTGGTGTGTTGAATCGGTTGATAAAGTCCTGTTGCGACGCGAACGGGGTGTTAGTACCTACTGCTGCATTAAGGTTCGTCAACTGGACAGTTGCGTCTCCAAGAACACCTAGTTTGTACATATCGAGGAACGCCTGAGCCGCCTGAGCTGGGGTTGCAGAGCCAACAGCTGAGATTCCGTTACCGGAGCATAGAGTCTGTATCATGAACGGAGCGTAAGCCAGGGCTCGTACCACAACCATAGAAGTATACGGCATGGAGGTGTCCGCTCCGGTAAACGTCGGTACGGTCGTATAAGGACTGCACATGATCGCAGCATTCAGTCCATTTAGACCGGTGACGATAGCATTGAGGTCTGTGAGCGACCCAGATGCCAGAAACTGCGCACCCTTGAGACCAAGCGAGCCTACACTTATACCCGGTTTGACGATACTCGTAATCTGGTCCAAAGTGTACCCTTCTGAGCGTCGTGTTCTGAAAAGGAGCCAGGCGACCAGGACCACCAGAACCACCAGAAGCACCCTCTTCATGCGACTAGCACACAAAATTCCTCACGGGGCACTCTGCCCAGAACCTACGTGGATCCTTCGCGAACAGCTCATAGTGTGCATCATTCTCTAGGACCAGTTTCTGGGACTCCTCGTCCTGATCGAACCTCGTGCCGACCGGTTCCCGCGAGAGCTCCACTGGGAATTGTACATTGCCCATGGCCGACCCGACATCGAATTTTGTTCCGTCAGCCTCGACCCAGTAGTGGCGACAGCACCCGCCGCCGAGACACACAAAGCCCTGGACCATCTCGGCGGGCACGCCCTTCTTGGCCAGGTGCCTCTGGAACAGGGCGCACTGGTACACGACCGAGCAGCGCACGCGGTGCAGCTTCATGCGCTGGACGAAACGATTTAGAGGTTCCGGTACCATAAAGTACAAGAAGGGATATTCCCTAATGCCGAAGGCACTCACTAATGAGGATGTTATACGTCGCGGTGACAGTTCTTTGTATGGTTATTCATTGATTGATGTAAAAGGTATAAATTCCATAATCGTTATAATATGTAAACGATGTGGTTTGAACTTCTCACAGAAAGTTCGTCGCCATTTGCAAGGTAGAGGTTGTCCCTTATGTAATGCAGGTGGTAGGCACAACACGGAAAGATTTGTAACAGATGCCGTTCGTGTCCATGGACCATACAAGTTTAACTATATGCGTAGTGTATATGTTCATTCGGCACAACCATTGATTATAATATGCAACACGTGTGGATTACCATTTGAGATGAGTCCAAATTCCCACCTCCAAGGACATGGATGTCCTAAGTGTGCGGACACTAGGTTAACGACTGAAGAGTTCATACAGCGATCGATAGAAGTGCACGGTGACAAATACGGGTACGACCGAACTATATATGTAAACTGTCATACCCGTGTATTGATTTACTGTAAAGAGTGCCAAGTATACTTTTGGCAGATTGCGGGAGTTCATCTGTATCAAAAATGTGGATGTTTGGTGTGTTCTGGTTGTTTCCCGATTACACACGATGAATTTGTCGCAAGAGGATCGATTGTGCATGAAAATCGATATGAGTATCTTTCGATATATACCAACAATAAAACCAATATATCGATGAGATGCACGGTATGTTTAGACATAGTTACTCAAAATCCCAAAGCACACTTGAATGGATTTAAACCATGTAGTTGTTCACGAGCCAAGTCTCATCAAGCCAAGTTTATAAAACTCGCATCGTACCTACATAATGACAAATATGATTACGCTCAAAGTATATACATCGGTGCTCATATATATGTCATTATACGTTGCAGGACATGTGGAAAATCATTTCAACAAACTCCATCTTCTCATCTAGGTGGTCACGGATGTCCACACTGTCGTCCCAGATACTCCAAAGAATCTATCCGATGCTGGAACATTCTGGAGAGTGAGCTCGGTCCGATACGTCACGCCGAAAATGGTGGTGAATTCAGAATTCCGGGAACCAAGCTTGATGCTGACGGGTACATCGATACAAAGAAACTCATTCTAGAATACAACGGGACGTATTGGCACCAAGATGAACAACGCGACGCCGATCGAACTAAACGATTGAACGACCTCGGTTACGATGTATGGGTCATATGGGACAAGGACTTTTTGGCATACGAGAAAAATCCCACCGGGGTATTATCAGACTTGTTTAGAAAATTCCCTTGTTCTAACAGTAATGGATCGCCAGTGGACCATGTTTCCGATCCGCCGCCAGAACCTGTGGGACCTCTACAAAAAGGCGGTCGGGAGCTTCTGGACGGTCGAGGAGATTGACCTGTCCAAGGATCTCGACGACTGGGCGAAACTGTCGGGAGACGAGCAGCACTTTATCAAGATGGTCCTGGCGTTCTTTGCGGGTGCGGACGGGATAGTCTTTGAGAACCTGAACGTGAACTTTGCCGCCGAGCTCGACTGGAACGAGGCCAAGGCTTTTTACTCTTACCAAGGGTTCAACGAGATGATTCACTCGGAGACTTATTCCTTGCTCATCGACAAGCTCGCATCGGACGAAAAGGACCGACTGTTCAATGCGATCGCCGAGGTTCCAAGCATTCGCAAAAAGGCGGCATGGGCCCTCAAGTGGTTCTCGCGCGAGCTCCCGCTGGTGGATCGCCTGGTCGCCTTTGCATGCGTCGAGGGCATCCACTTCTCCGGTGCCTTCTGTGCGCTCTTTTGGCTCAAGCGCCGCGGCGTGATGCCAGGGCTCTGCTTTTCCAACGAACTTATTTCTAGGGATGAGGGCCAGCACCTCGAGTTTGCCGTTGCGGTCCTCCAGGAGCTCGGACCTGGTCCGGACGCCAGGGCGATTGTCCGTGAGGCGGTTTCGATCGAAAAAGAGTTTATCTGCGAGGCCCTGCCGTGCAAGCTCATCGGCATGGACTCGCAAAAGATGGGCGAGTACATCGAGTACGTCGGTGACCGCCTTTTGAAGTCGCTAGGTCTCAAACCAATCTTCGGGACCCAGTGTCCGTTTGACTGGATGGAGGCTATTTCGCTCGAGGGCAAGACGAACTTTTTCGAGAAGCGCGTGGGTGACTATTCCAAGCACGCCGGTGGCGATGTCAGGTTTGATGAGGATTTCTAAGCGAGCCAAAGGTCACACTGGCTGGAAGTTCCATGGACGCTTTTTCGACGGAGGTTCCACATGTGCATTCTTCGCAATCTCTTCCCTGTACCATGGTCCTCCGGGTCTATTATGAAGTGCAAAAGCGTACGCCGCTGGATCCATATGAGTTTTTTTGAACTGATGACGATGCTTTTCCGTTTGGCTTTATTGTGATGTTCGGTGGTTCGCGCGCAGCTTGTCTATTTCGGCATTGATTTTCCTACGTTCTTCTTCTAGGTTTCTTATCTTTTGAAGTCTCTCGGCTTGTAGTGCTTGGACCGTTCTACCGCCAGGTTGAAAGCGATTGCGTAGTTCATTACTTGGTGCACAGAAAATCGGGGACCGGTTGGTCCTCTAGTACGGCGACGGCAGCGAAATCTTCATGATCAGGAAAGTGAGCACAAAGAACACGACGGAGTGCAGCAGCACGCTAGCCTGTGTACCCTCCTGGACAAGCTTAGACGTGAGCTTGAAGGTCCATGGGTTGGCCACCACAAAAAACAGCAGTGCAGCCTGGAAGCTCGTGCGCATTTTAAAGTAATCACTCTTCTTGAGGCCGCCGCAGCCGCAGCCGCAGTCTAGCGTCTGGGAGGTCTGGTAGCCTGAAGAGCCATTGCACCCGCAACCCATTACTAGGTGCAAGGGTTTTTTTCTGTGTTAGAGGCTTCCAGCCCTGGTAAGGTAGGAAACAATGAAGCTCGCAAACGATTTCTCCGCGAATGATCTCGTGTTCGGTGGCATCCGCAAGAACAAGCAGGGTGGCAAGTTCATCCCGATCAACCCGATCCGGATCCAGCTGCCCTCGCTCCGCGCACCCTTTGGTCTGAACCCGCCCAAGGATCAGGTCAAGGAGTTTTACGTAAACCTGAGTCTGACTCCTGAGCTCGAGGAGAAGCTGTCGGACGTGGACAATAAGGTGGCTGAGTATGTGCACTCGCACTGCATCGACCTGATGGGCAAGACGGTCGATCTGAACACGCTCAAGGATATCCTGATGACGCCGCTGGTCAAGAAGGCCAAGGATGCCAAGTACGCATCAACCCTAAAGCTCAAGGCGAGCCGAGGCGAGGGCAAGGAGCTGGCTGAGTGCTACAACTCTCTGCGCGAGCCAGTGGCGCTCGAGGAGATCAAGTCGGGGTCGCAGCTAGAGTCCATCATCGAGTTCAACCAGGTCTGGTTCATCAACGGCAAGTTTGGCATCAGCGCGCGCCTGCTCCAGGCCAAGCTGGCTCCGAGCGACAAGCTTTCGGGGTACTCTTTCATGGACGCAGCGAGCGACGAGATTGATCTGCCGGAGGACATTTAGAGGGGTCCTAAAGGACCATGGTCCAGAGGACCGCCAAGTCGATGGCGGGGACTAGAGGGGGCCCGTAGCTAAAATCACAATAGATAGTAATGGACAAACGCGTTCAGGTTTATCAAGAATGAAGTACCGAATTCGGCCCGTCATGGAAGGAACGTCGGAGAATGCCAATGCAAGGAGGCACGCGAAAAATTCAGAAAGGCTCACTGGCAAGTTGTACCATTTCGGCCCAAGGGGAACACGCTACTTTTCATCTTGGACACGAGAGCTCCAAAGGGCTGTTCGTTTGAACGAACCAGTCATCCAAGGTCCCCAAGTATGTCACTTGGGGTCCGAACGCACGCCGTAAGAACCTAGAAGCTGAGGTGCTCGGGCCGGGCAGGAACAATAAGGTGTCGTTTCGAGGTCCGATTACAGAACCAATGTGAAGAATTTTCGCACGTAATATTATGGTGAGTTCAAACAACGAGTGGTCCGAGACGTCCGCGTCGTCCCGGTCGTGGGCATCGGGCTCCAGCTCGCCACAGTCCGTGATGAGTTCCCAGGGCAACCTGTGGAACCGCGCCGATGTTGCGTGGCGCGAGGAGTACGCGCGAAACCTGCCCAGGAACCGGACGGGTGACTTTTGGTCGAGACTTGCTGCAGCATGGCGCTCAACCTTCAACGCGCCTTTTCCGGGCCGTGACGCCTTCCCGCCGAGTCCACCTCCGAGCCCCAAGCGGACACTGGCAAACCTGCTAAAGAACCTGCCAGAGGAGCCCCGTAAGGTTTACAAACGGCCGCCGCCCCGTAAAAAGGGACCGCCGGGTCTGCTCGGTACTGGCCAGTACGCGGAATACCTTCGCAAGCGCGGTGTCGCTGTGCCCCGCGAGACCTTTTCCAGGTCGCCGCCGCGCTGGAACGACAAGTACACCCAGGCTCTCCGGTACTTTCGCAGTCACGGCTGGAACATCAAGGAGGCGTCCCGGCCGAACGCGATCGAG